CATGGAATCGAGGTGTCTTTCTTTTATGCAAAATCACGAACTTGCTCATTTATAGTTATATACTTATAAATTTGTAGATTTTTCTAATAATACGAACGATTTCGAATCAATGGAACACGTTTACGTAGAAAATCTTGCAGCTTATCTTTACAGAGAACGTAAACGGGTATTTCAAAATGGGGAAATTTTATATTACGATATATCAAGAATTCTTGGTCGTATTGCTTTCCCAGATATTTATGATAAAGTTGTCGATACCGATTGCTCATATATATACGAATATTTAAAAGAGTTTTTCCCTCAAGAAAGCCAATTTGAGAAAGTAAATTCTCTCTATCGATTTTACGTGCAAGTGTTGAGGGATGGGGATATTCTTGATCGATTGAATGAATTAGATGATTTAATATGTCTTCTTTAGTGATTTTTATTTCGAGTTTATTGTTGCTGTTTTTCACTACATCACCTTCTTTATTTTAATGTGGAGTGGGGGAGTGGTCTAAAAATACTTCCTGCTGCGGAATTTTCCTGTTAATTTACAATTAGCTCTATACGAATACTCCTTTGAATATTCTTCAAACTCTTTGCGTTCAATTACACCATGAGGGCTTTCGTATATTCCGCTGCATAATTTTCTTTGATAATCATCATATAATTTTTTTGCTGTTCTGTCATAAATCAACATCACCTAAAATTTTTTCTTTAAACTTTTTTATAATTGAATAACATTCGGATTGATTTACATCCGTTCCACAATACAGTGTGTTGATTAAGCACTTTACAATATAATTTTCTTTCTCTTCACGCTGTATAAAATTATCAATTTGATTATTATTAAACATTTTAACACCTCAATTCTGAAAGGAGATTTTATGATCACTGAAGAAAATATAATTTATACAACTACTCTTATAAAAGCATATAATTATGAAAAGAACATCTGTAATACGGGAACTGGATTCTTCTGTAAAGACGAAGAAAATTATTATCTTATAAGTAATAAACATATTGTAGACGGATGTACTGAATTCGAATTCAAAGTTCCTATGTATGGAGACGATAAAATAGTAACAACAAAAATAAAAATTGATCCATCAAGTCATTCTCTGTATGATATAGGTGTAATAGGCATAAACGCTGTTATGTCATCAAACTACAAGTACAATATAAAATTTATCGAAATATCTGATTTCTACAATGATCAGCTTTTTAAATGTTCAAATATTGAGAATATTATTATGCTTGGTTATCCACAGGGGATGAAAGGAGATCCCCTTGGTTGTCCTATTATTAAAAGTGGCATAACAGCAACCCCTATATCCAAAAAGTATAATGATCAGGAGATATTCTTGACAGACATTCTGTCATTTCCCGGTTCCAGTGGGTCACCTATATTTATAAAATATAATGATTCCTATATTCTCGTAGGAATTCATTATGCTTCTGCAACAACAATAGACGATGGATCACATATAGGATTAGGGTTTTGCATTAAAGATTCCATATTATATAATTGGATAAAAGGAATCTAAAATTTAAGCGTTGCTGTTTTCTTGGAATCTGTTAAGAATTGAATTAAATTGTCAAGATCTTCTACAGTTACGTTACTTTCATTTAATATCGAAACGATTTTATTTTGTAGATTTAAGTAAGAGCAATTATCAATTTTAAATGAAATGCTCGATGCACGTAGTTCAATGGAATTAAAATCATTTTGATTAGGGCTTTCACATGTTTCCATTTCTTCACCTTCTTTTATAAAATTTTACATACGAAGAAGAGACATCTCAATCGATGTCTCTTGACTAAAAATTATTTCACTTATGAGGGCATAATGCCTCATCTCTCTGATAAGAATAAATCTTATCTCTCTATCGATTGATGACGAATCAGAGCAGTAAATATTACTATTTTTATTAAAAAAAATATAAAACTCATAATGTGGGATTATGCCATCCCAATTTTAAACAGTCATAAACCCACGAACAAATACACATCATATAAGGCAGGTAAAATAATATCATTTGTTACACTGTTGTTTTCCCGTTTTTATTTAATAAAACACAGTCAAATGTTGTTTTATCTCTAGCAATTTCACAATTACATATCAATTCATCAAGAATTAAATTATTTTCAATATTATCATTTTTCATCTCGTTTTTTTCAATTAAAATCATTTCCAATTTATATTCCACCTTTTTAAAGTATCAATTGTTACATTCGGATTTAGATATTTCATAATTTCTAACCCTTTATATTTTACTTCTGTTTCGTCATGAATGTTCCAAAAATGATGTACAATTTCTTCTATATATGCATAAGTTATAATTAAAAAATTATTTGCCTTCCTTAATCTATTCATATGATAAATGATTAATGAAAATGTAGATGCACAACATTTTTCATCTTCTTCGTCAATTATTAATTCGTCACCGCCTAAAAAAACAACACTTGCCTTTTTGATACTTTCTTTGGTTATTCCATCTTTTTTCATGACAACTGCTGCGTATTTTAACACAAGTGCAAAAGCTTTCAATTCATCTATTGACATTTCACAAGTTGATATTAATTCTATTTTGTCTTCAAATATATCTGGTTTTACAATATCGTGTATTGGAACAACATTTCTTACTCCCATATTATTTTTCTCCTATTATTCATCATTAGTATCATTTTCATTATATACTAAGAATGAATAGAAGAGTAGTCTGAACATATGTTTCTATAAAATCAAAACATCCGCCAATATAATAAAAGAGTAGGATTACTCCCTACTCTTTTATATCATCTAATTTCAGCACATACAATTCACATTTTTCGTTATAAGAATCGCCAACTGCTTTTTGTATTTCATTATTGGCTCTTTTAAATCCTAGTGAATTATAAAATTGTATTCCTTGACCATTTTCCGATTCTACAAATACAATGATACCATATATGGCAATAATCTTACTTACTTTTTTTATTTTAGGTATTATATAATCATAAAATAATATTTTCCCTAAACCATTCCCTTGGAAGTCAAAATCTACAGCAATTCTTGCTATTTCCACAACAGGCAACGCCATATATTCGTTTGTATCTATATTAAATGTATGAATTGCATTAGCCTTAATTGTGTAAAATGCTAGTATACAAGTGTATTCGTTGTCCATTAAAATGTATGTGTGTCCTTGCTTTTCTTCTGCATAATCAAATGCATCATCTGATAAGAAAGTATTTAATGGATTGTCTGCACCACAGCAAAAATCACCTACTAACATAAAATGTCTTAATGACTCTTTGCTTAGTAACTCTTCTTTATATTGAAAGTTTTCTGTGTTATCCATTACGTTTACCTTTGAGTATCTCAGCTACTTTAGCATTAGTCTTCTTACGTTGATCGTCTGTAAATGGTTTTAATTTGCTGCTTTTAAAATCATCTACGATTTTAGTAGCCGCTTCCCCTTTTAATAACGGTACAACTGCCATTGAGACTGCCATATGTCTTACCTCCTCTTTTGTATGTATGGATCCTTTTTTACCTAACTTCATATAATCACCCCTTGGTATTTGAAGCAATTATACATCAAAAAAATTAAACAAAATGTCGAAATATAACGTGAGAAATAAATTAGACTATTTTTTGTGTATCTTATTATACATTTTTTATTAAATTTGTTCAACCGCTAGATATAGTGCGAAAAAATAAAAAACACCCTAATTATATAAATTCCCCCTATATATAGTTGTTTTCTCTATATTTAAAATGTCTCTTGTGTTTTTGAAAAGAAAAAATTATTCTATTTATTTGTTTCCACAACATAACAAAAGGACAGGATATAATTCCCTGTCCTTACATCGTGGTGTTTCGAGCTATATTATTTTTAACTCATGTATTATTATACACTCTTTTCGTATTAAGTCAAGTAGAATGTAAACAATTTGTGTCTATTTTTATCTCTATTAGAAAACGACGAGAGATACGCCGTATAATCCTGTCCTGTTTTTGCAAGTCAGCAACAGGTTGTGTAGTTTGTGTCAATAGAGCAGTAGTGTATACTGCCGTATCTCATATTGACTACCCTGGGCTTTCCCCAGGTACGGACTGTATGTTGTGTACCATATGATACAATTACGCCTGTATCACGTCATGTCTTGTCAGTCTCTCGCGCCCTATATATGGAACTACACTTCCATGTTTTAGTTATAGTGCGTCGGGACTACCATTTTCGCATTAAATGCTTATTCCTTCACGAACGTATTTCTTCTATATAATAATACGCTTTTATTGCATCGATCCAGTACCTATATAAATAGGCTTACGGCTTCCCCCGATATTCGACAATTTAGAAAATCTATGTTTTCAAGGATGGTCATATTACATTACGATATATAATATAAACACTCTCTACGTTAATTGCATGGCATTATTATGCAACCTTATAGAAAGGGGCATTATAAACTACGATAGTTTTACCCCATCCTGTTTTACTCGCTAATCCTCCACCTAAAACTCCCATAACAGTTTCGAGTGTTCCTGCTTTTGAAACAACTGTGTCGATTATTTTAATTATTCCAGTAAGTCCTTGTAATCCAGAAGTAATCATGTTGGAATTAGCAAAATTCTGAATAAATCCAGTCCAAGTATTTGATAATTTATTTAGAGATCCTTCCCAGTTATTTGCAGATTTTTCTGCTTCTTTTGCAGCACTTCCTGTACCCTCAGAATAATCTACAAGCATTTTTTCATAGTCAGACCATCCAGATAATAAAGCACTTAGTTTGTTCGCTTGGTATTTCTGTCCAATATTTGTAAGAATTTCTGTACGCAGTGGATCTGACTCTTCTAATTGATTAAATACTTTCGCAAGATCCTCCAATACTTCAATTGGATTACGCATTTTTTCTACACCGTTTACAAACTCTGTCTGAGCAACGCCAGCTTTTTTAAACGTTTCTGCAATTTTTGAGTTATTTACATTCTGAACGTTTATCAACAATGATTTGATCGCATTACCAACCTCATTGCCACCTGCTTTTGTTCTGGACTCAATTGTTCCAATCATCGCAGAAAGTTGATTTTCTTGAACCCCCAATTCTGATGCCATTGAAGCTGCTTGAGTTGTGGCTTCTGCCATATCCTGCATGGATACACTGTTCCTGTTAGTTTGTTCTATTACTATGCTTCCAGGACAAAGCATTGGACTTTATTGTTAAATAACAATAAAGCGGATAGGACGTTAATCCTACCTCTCACGTTTCATTTTTAGATTATAGCGTGAGACTAGACTATATCTTTTCCCTCGTTTTACGTTAGGCGTTCCTACGGACTTATAGGTAACGGATAGACTATATCTATCGAAGTCGGCGTGTGCAATATGTTACCATATTACAACTTAGTCGTTAGGGGGTTAAATAAAATACGGTTTAATAATATTGTTATTTAATTTTAAATTGTTATCACAAAAAGAAAAGTTAAAAGAATTATATTCTTCCAACTTGCCATTTGATTCTATATATTTTTTTATTAATTCTTCACATAATAAAGGATTATTTTTTATATCGGATTCCCATAGGTATAAAATTTCAACATCCTGATATTTTTTTATATATGTATGTTTACTTTTGTCTCTATCAATATCCTTTTTCTGCATATTATTTATCTCATTTGAATCTGTATAAATTAAAGGGTTCACATGAAAATAATCACCCATAACTTCAATAATTAAATTATGTTCTATTAAATAATTATCGACAGAATAATATTTAAAAGTTTTTTCATTGATATAATTAATATTATTTTTTTCTAATATACTATTAACTATCTTTTGTGGTATTGTTTGTCTATCAAGTATACCATCTTGATATTGTTTTAATGTTGCTTCTCTTACCTTATTGCAAAAAATTTCGTCCATCTTTTTTCCAGTATTATATAATTTATCCCCGACATAATATTTTTTACGAAATTCCCAATAACATTCATAAGAACAGAAGTTATGGTTTTCTCCTTGTTTGTTTATATTATGTGTTAAAGATGGTATTTTTTCAATTTCCTTACCACAATTATCGCAATGAACCTTTACCTTTTCTTTATAATTTATATTTTGTGAACCTGTCATCGTTTCTTTTTTGTAGTCAGCATAACAACTTCTACTACAAAAAACACCATTTTTATTATTATTAACCTTATATTTAGTAGTTACAAACTCTTTATTACAAAATTTACAGTTTGCGAGAGTTTGCCATGATTTTAATTTTATTTCTATAATATCCTCTTTCTACCGTATTTTATTTAACTTATCCTCCCGATTGTCCATCTCTGGAGTTTCCGGGATAAAAGCCAACTATGAAGCTATATATTTCTATATAGCATGACCACTATATTAATCATATTTTGTCCATCAAGCAATGCATTAAGTTTTTGAACATTTCCAGAATATTGATATGCGGCATTCGATGCCAAAAGATAACTATTTGCAACATCTGAATTTAAATCACCGGCTGCCTGAGCAAGAATACTTGTTTCAGCCATTTGTTCAGCCTGTTTGCCATAATAGCCAGATCTACTCATTTCTTGGATACCAAGTAGGTAATCACTTGCTTTCTTTCCCCACTTGCTTGCGGAATCAAAAGATGTTTCTCCAAGTTTTGTAAGTTGATCTGTTGTCATATCAGATGTTTTAGAAATTTCTGTTAAAATAGAATCAACATTTTTTAATTCAATAACAGAGTTTTGAATAGTCTGAATTACATTTTCAATTCCACCATAAATTTGCGTAAACTGTGCAATTTGAGAAAATGCACGTTTAAATTCCGCTGTAAAACTTTTACCAGTAAGTCCAAGTAATTTTGCCTCAGATACAGTTTTGTTGAAATCTTTATTTAGTGAAGTTAGCTCTGAATCTGATGTTGCTTTTCTCTGAGATTCTGCAATTTCTTTTAGTTGATCGCCATATACTTTTGCAGCGCGACTATTGTTTTTTAACCACGTTAAGGTCTTGTTAGAGGCAGTTACTGCATCAATTTTACTAAATGATTTTGATACAGATGTAATAGAATTACCAAGAGCTTTTTGCTCATTTTGTACAACCTTAATCTGATTCCTGTACTTTTCTAAATCACTGGTAAGTTTTTTAAAATTAATCTCCATAATGGAATCATTTGGAGCCAATTTCACATTATTAATATCTTTATTGATGTCAGATAATAACTTTCGAGCCTTTTCTACAGAACTTGTTGTAAGAGATTCAAACTTTTTAAAATCTGCATTTGCCTTTGACACATCTGCATCAATCTTCAAAGTAGACACACTTCGTTTCGCTCTTTCGATATCAGATAATCCTTTTTTAATTCCAGATGTGTCCATATCAGCTTTTACACTGATCTTATTATTTTTTTCGATTCCTTTTAAGACACCGTTGATTTTATTCAGATTTTTCATCCCATCAATATTAAAATCAACTTTAATCTGTTTATCGTTTTTTACTAAACTGTCTAATTTTTTTTGGGCAGCATCGAGTTCGCTTGTATCAACATTCGTACTAACCCGTACTTTATATTCGCTCATTTTTTAAAAATCACTCCTTTCATTTTTGGACAATAAAAAAGCCCTCACGAAAGGAGAGCAGTAGTAGTTTTGTATAAAATCATATACTATACATATAGTTATATTTATGATAAAATTAATTCGTTGTCATAGTCGAATTTCGTTATGATAACATAACTTGCGATGACGGTGAGAAAGCAGGATGATATGACAGAAGAACTCTATTGGTCTGTCATGATTGCAATTAACATAGCACGTTTCGTCTATGTTGCAATTCGCGACTACTTAAAAGAAAGACACAAATAAGATTTACCAAATTGTTTTATGTTACTTAAAATTATAGTTACATTGAAAACTTACCACTTTCAAATCGCACAACCTATAAACGAACATCGTCAATTGTAACAGAAGTTTAATAAAGCGACATAAAACATTGCGTTTTTTATAATCATATGTTATAATAAAAATCCAATAGAGTTAAGTTATATTCATCTAATATCCGTCTGGTAAACGGATTATGCGAGAGTACTAGAAAGAGCATCTGAAAACAGGTGCTTTTTCTAGTTTTATAAATCTATATTCATTGTCATTGCGTAAGAACCGTAGATGATAAAATAATAAATCATTTAATTAAATCTGAATATATGTCATTATGGTTTTCTCCTAAAGCCAAGGATGTTACCAGCGTCCTGGGTGTTATTATTATATCATTTCAGATACTTCGACATATTCCTATCCACGATTTCAGGCACAGCCTTTCTTGTCGCTTCAAAATATCTGTGATTTCCCAATGTATTTCCAAATGCTCCAGTTTCCGTCGCTTCAATTACTTCCGCTCCAGAAAACGTTCCTGTATGATATGAAATATTTTCTTCCATTTCTGCTTTAAATTCAAAATGATTTCCTCCACCAGAAACAGGAGTGGTATTAGGAGATTCTAACAACGTTCCAGTTCTTTGATACATTACTGGATTTCCAATGTCATAATATCCAAGTACATTATCTTCTAATTTTTCTTCCACTTCATCCCTAGCAGCATTCATTCCAGATCTCACATCTTTTTCAACCAATCCTTTAACTTCCAAAAAACTGGAAACAACTTTTTTTGCCATAGCAATACCTTCTAATAAGGAAGATTTTCGGCTGTTTCATGAATTTCCATTGCGCGTTTAAGCATCTCTCTCATCTTTTCATTTTTAATAGCCTTTTCTTCATTATCTGGCTTATCAATTGGTTGTGTATTTGCATTTTCGAGTTCAGCAGTACGTTTTTCAAATTCCTCTTTCATAAACTGCTTCGCAATATCTTCCATAGATTTGTCTGGCGAGTTATACTTTTCGATAAATTTATTTGCCTCAGATACATTTAATTCTTCTGCCTTTGAAGACAATACGTTGATCAAATCAACAAGAGCTTCTCCAACCATATCTTTTCTATATGATGGAGCATGAATAGCTTTCTGTTTCATATATTCAACTTTTTCTACAACATGAGACATGACGAATTTCAAAATCTCCTGCGGATATGTTAATTTTGGATTTTTTGCTGTTGTATTATTCTTGATGAAAAACTGATTTACAATATCATTAACTTCTTTGTCTGCAATTGCAACATCGTAAACAGATTCTCCATCTTCAAATTCAATTCCCTCTACAAAGTAATTCATAATAGCACAAACCTGCGCTGGTTCAATATAATAAGGGGAGTAGTCTGTAATTTCACCATTTTCTCCAAAATCAAATAAACTGTTACAAATATATTCAATAGCGTTTGCTTTATCTTCGAATGTAATAATTTCTTTAATTTTCATATTTTCTTTTTTCATGATTTTCTATCTCCTTTAAAACAAATGTTCTGGATGTTTTTATTTTCTATAAGTAGTATAATATCTATATTCAGGAAGCCGTGTGCATAACCACGGCTGTTACGTTCCTACATATAAGAAACCTACAAACCAATCACCATGACTATATAATAAGTCAGAAAGATATGATGATTGATATTTTTTTATTCTCTTTTCATTTCTAAATGAAAGCGAAAATTCATATATTAAACATTAGATTGTCTGTGGTCGATTATAATAGGTTGAAATTCTTTTTGTAATATAATGTCATAATCGTCCACCTTCGTTAACGACTTAATCCATGAGTCGAAAATTTGATGTCTTTTATATCCAAGTTCATCAATACATTTATCAATCAAACAGTTTAAATAATCGTTCGCCTGTTCTCTAGTACATATAATATGAGTATTAATTATTTCCGGTTCTTCTTTATTATTAAACGCACACAAGCCAATATTAAATAAATATTTATTAATACTAACTCCTTTTGACATATCCAGTTGAAATTTAGCTCTTTTATAAATAGAAAATCCTCTTGGTTTTTCACGTAATTGTATTTCCATATAGCATACTCCTTTTGCATCAAAAAAGAGCCGGTTAACCGACTCTATTAATTAACATTTTATGATTTAGATGTAATTTATAATTCTAGTTTTTATGATTTAATAATTCCTTAATTTCATCCAAAGTGTATTCTGATTTATCAATCATTTCCGCGAGTTCACGAATACGTTCAGATTTTTCTTGTTCAGCTTTCATCTCATCATAGATAGCTTTTTCTTTTTCAAGTTTCTTGATTTCAATTTTCTTTTCTTTCATCTGAACTTTTAATTCATCCATTTTATTTTGGATGGTTAAAATTTCTTGGTTGCACTGCTGAATCAAAACATCGTAATTCTTTTCTACAACTTTTTTACGTCTTCCTCTTCTTTTCCCTTCCATGACTTGTACCTCCTTATATTATATAATACAAGCATATCACTGAATAGGAACGTAGTAAAGACATTTTGTTACGCAGATTCCGACAAAATTAATGCGTTATAATTTCAATTTCTGTTCTTGGGTGTTCTTTGTCAACATGACATCTTATCATAAGACTATGTAGATGTTCCCTGTCGTCATCTTCCCAAAATCCTGATTCAACAAATCCGTCATGGATGAATTTAGGGCTGTAGTTATCTGGATCGGTTCTTCTTTTTGTTGGATGGTATATGTCGTAAATAACATCTATATTATTTAGTTTCATATTTGTATATCCTAAATCATCAACAAGCCAAATAATAAAATTTTTCCACGACTGCTTTAGTGCATTCATTTGAATTCTTGGTTTAATACTCCAAATATTTATGGATGGATGTATACACTTTTCAATCTGTTTCTTTTTTGCTCTTGGATGCTGCTTAAAATAGTATTCATTATATCTATTAACAACATCATTATCTATAATAATTTTTATAATTGTCACTTCCTTATATAATATTTAAGAGCAGTAGAGTAGTGGTTCAGTATGTGCTCATCTGCTCATAAATATATTTGTTAAACTACTGAACTTTGATTAACAAATATATTTAAATAAGAAGAGAAGTCACCACATCACATATAGCAACTTCCATTCTTATTATTTTTCTGTATTTTGCTCATCATAAACGGGGTTAATTTCAACAGGAAGAACGGGTAAATGCTCTTTTACATATTTATACTTTTGCTCACGACCATGATTTCCATTTAAAAGTTTATATGCAAAAAATAATCCATCAAATTCTGAAACTTCATTTTCGGGTATACCATTCATTGCTACATATTTACTAAATCTTTGGTCAATTTTATCTCCAAGCAATTCCATACTTCCACACATAAGAGCCTTGATTTGTTTTTTTCTTTCTTCTGCCCCTTCTGCTAACTTATCTATAGATTCACTCAATTCTCTCTGAACTTCTTGTGATTTCTCTCTATCGTTAATTCTATTTTTAGCATAAATATCCATCTGTTCTCGTTGAGCAGTAAGAGCAGACTTTAACTCTTCGACAAATTCTGAAAATTCCTGTTGCATTTTCCTATCATTTTGAGTAACACGTTCCACGTCTTCTTGATGTTGTTCTTGTAGTTTTGATAAATTTTCAGCGGTTTTTACAAGAAGCTCATGCTCTTCTCGTCTTTTTCTGATATGTCTAAATTCAATTCCTGTTTTCTCCCAAAACCATACAAGCAATTTGTCTAAAAACTGCCATGCAAGAAGTATGGTAACAATTGCGAGAATAATAGAAACAAAATCTAGCTCAAAAAACATTTCTAAATATTCCATATTTATTCAGTTTTCTGTTCTTTCTTTTCGATAAATTGTGTAAGTGCCTGGTGCAAACCTGTAGATGCAAGACCACTAATCAAACCGCTTAAAACAATTTCTGGGCTAAATGCAAAACCATTAATCCATGCAGCTATCACAATGCCCAATACTCCACAGATTGTTGGGATGTACTTGTTATCAACATCTTTAATCCATTTCTTGATAATATATCCGACGCAAAGGCAAATGCCAAGTACGACCGGCATCATAAATTCATTCAAAAATTCCATAATTTTTTCCTTTCATACAAATAGGAGAGTGGTAGTCCTTTAATACTATTGCCTGTGTACTGCGTGACACTGCGCTCAAAAATATGACACCCACTTTTACGTTCATCATCTTGAACAACCTATTTCATTTTTGTTCCCAGAACTTAGCTAAAGCAAGTCCAAGTTCTTTAGTCTTTTTGTACTTCCATACCGTCACACCATCTTCTTTTTTTACAAATGTATATTTAATTCCGTATTCTGATAAATAACAGACTTCGTGAGAAGATTCTGTACGGTATTCATTGTCTAACTTTCTAATTTCGAGTTCACTCCTCACTTATTCGGAGCAGAGTAAAAAAATGGGGTAAATACCGATAATAGATATTTACCCCATTTTTCACACTAAATATCTATCACTCGTTATTTTAAGATGTAGCCATAATACCAGCTGCTTTCAAAGCGTCCAGCAAAGCTTTGAACTCAGCCTTTGTAACATTTTCTCCTGCAGCTTCAGGAACCAAAGTAGACTGTTTTACGCCTCCAAGTGTTGTTTTATTCGCAGCCGGAAGAGTGTATGTCGCACCAGGATCTCCTTTTGCTCCTTTTAAATTTTTGAATGCAAAATTAAATACCTTTGCTGTGTTTGCTCCACTTGCTGTTACAGTTACAGATGGAACTCCAGTATTTGCGTCAACCGTTGCAGTTGGTGTTCCGAATCCTGCGGCTGCTCCAGGTGCGCCAACCTGTTCATTTTTTACACCTTGCTCCAGCTTGTTCATCTTTTCAGCAGTAATAACATCTCCATCGCTCCATGTCGTTGGTGTATATGCCATTTTTACTCACTCCTTATTCATTCTGATTTTCCGACTTTTGCCTTTCCGATTTTCCCCCTGCCTATCAAGGCGAGATCTTCAGGGGGTTCTATTCCCCCGGTTCGTCCTCGTCCGGTAACAGAGTCAGGTCAAGCATGTTTCCATCATCGTCAACCATCATGTCACAAGTAAGTGTTACAGTACCCGGATCTCCGGAACTTGCAAAAGACAGAGACATATTAGCCTGCGGAACTACTTTATATGCCTTGAACAGATATGGAAGCACATCCTCATCTGTTGTTTTCATATATGTATCGCCGTAAACAGTAAACGCTTTCGGGAAGTCAGTAGATCTAATACTGATATTGTATACATCATTTCTGGTAGCAAGGTAGAATACAACAACTTCTGTTCCTTCTGCCTTTGAATCTTTCAATGTAATGTCCTGACCAGAAACAGTAGTTACCTCAAGTTTTGTTTCCATGTTAGAATCTGCTCCGTCATAAACCCATACATTTTCTTTTGTGAGAGTAACTTTTGTGTCAGTAATACTAACTTTATTGCTTTCGCCAACTTTTACCTTGACTCTCTTCATAATTTCTGCTGTTTTAGAACTCTTACCTCCAGTCATCAGCTCCCAAAGCTTAGGTGTCTGAATCTGCGTTTCAATCGTAATAGTACCAGCACGTTCTCCAGAGAATGTAATTTTCTTTGGATGACCTTTCCCGCCGTACGCAAATACGTTTTCACCTGTCAATTCCTGACTTGATGTATTTGCGTAATCACAGAAAAGAAATGGTTCTTTTGTTTTATAATCTACAAACACCATGTCACAGACTTCTCGGTTTGCCATCTGTTTTCCAAATTGATTTGCCATTTTAATTTCCTCCTATATAAGATTTGTTTTTTTTTGCAATAAAAAAGACACTGAATTACTCAGCGTCATTTTTGTTATATATATTTGAACTCCAAGCACCAAACTTGAATTTCTTTTCTTTATCTCCCCATACAGACACCTGTGTAGAAGCAATGTCATATTGATCAATTATCTGAAGCCTTTCAAATTCATTGAATAATTGATAAATTGTAATATCCCATATATTTATCCAGTTTAATGACAAGCTTCTTACAGCAACGGACGATATGATGTTAGGTAAAGACAAATCTGGATTTCCGCCAGAACTTTTTTTGAATTCACGTTTTACCTTTTGCAACCTCTTGTATATTTTTAATCCACGTTTATTTTTGATCTTTGTAATATCAGTCACTTCTGTATTGTCCGGTGTAATATGCACTCGTTGAAGAATTATATCCAACACATCATAATAATTTTTAGAATTTATAATTCCTTTTGCTAGAAGTTCAGTATCGCCATTTTCTCTAACAATTTCCTCTGTGTATAGGAATGATTTATATTCATCAAACCATTCGAAATCCTCTACAAAGAAAAAATTGAGAGCATTTTTAATCATATTTCTAAAATTTGAATCATACAAAATAAGGTCAAATTTTGTATACAAATTAATATCTGGATCTTCTATTTTAAAATCTTCAATATAATCACTTGGAGTCATTCTTAGACACGACACATATTGTGCATAGACGTAATAAGATATGTCAGCAATCTCAATGAGCTTTGGAGATTTAATTCTTCCAATTCCAACAAGATCAAGTGGGAGAGGGGAGATTAGATCAAAATAATCTAATTTCATAATTCGCTAAATATTTTTGAATTTAAAATCTGATGTTGTAAAAACTAATTGTCTTCCGTAATATTTACTATTTGGAAAGTAGTAATTTACAGATTCCAAATTCAATTCTCCTATACCATATTTATTTGTTTCATGTAATTGACGCTCAACCATATCAGCTAAAATGTCAGCTCTTGTTCCAGAATATCCGTCTTTGTGATATTTCATGCAATCCTTATGACAGTACGCATAGACAATAATCTGAAGAGTTTTCATAGTCCTTGTCTGTTGTTTGAAATTTACTTCAAAACAAAGATATGGTTTAACCTCTGTTTGAGTATCTTCTATATATAAATAAGGAAAGATTTGAGAATACACCAGATCGTCAACATCATCTGGCATATAATTATCACCTAATAGTAATTCACAAATATCAGACGAATCTAAAAATGATAAAAGAAGCTTTGATTTAAAAATTCCAATATCTTTTAATACTGTTTTATTCATAATGTCTTCCTTAAAATAAATTACTAATTTCGATTTTCTTTTCAGAAATTGGATGTGAGTTAGAAATGATTTTCAGAGATAAAATTTTTCCGATATACTGTTCATCAGATATTAGTATTTCAATTGAATTTTCGTAGATTGTTTTTTTTACCTGGATATCATCAGATACATGCCAAGTATAATTAGTACATTCAATTTCTTCAGTACAACTCTCGTCGCTGTAAAATTTAACATAATATGTTCTTTTTCTATTAATCTTTATAGAATCACTTCCGATAATTTTAGCAAAAACAGTTCCTTTATCATTGTCATGTTCTGAATGATCAATATCTATATAGTCACAAATGCCAAGTTCCTGACTGTCTGTTTTAAGATTTAATTCTGTCTTATCTGCAATAAAACTTAAAACACTACCATGATATTCATCTCCATAATCATATAAGATATCGTCTGTTCTTGTCATTTTGAACACTTTTTCCGGATTTATTTTTCTTTTGTCAATAAATACCCTTTTTCTATCCAAGTTTAGACATTCAGAATCTCCCGGTATGAGAATCGTATATGTATTAGATGAAAGCGTAATCGTATAATTCCCATTTTCACCTACATCATATTTACTGGCTGAAACTGCGTTGCACCAACGCTCAATAATCTTTCCTTCAGAATTTTGCCATCGCAGTAAATATTGACACAATACCATTGTAGCTTTTTCGTATATTCCGTTATTTCCCGGATAGCCATTTATCAGCCAATACCTATTTTCAAAAAATACATACATTCCAGCTTTTACAGTTCCTATAGAAAAAAGTACTGTTCTTTCCAGTGACTTCAATTGTGTATCTGCTGTATTTCCTTGTACGATGCAACGAATGTTTTTACCTTTGCTCAAATCGCTATTATAAAGAATAACAGAAACCGCAATATCAGTTTCTAACGATTCCGCAAAAGCATCATCCTTGTTTTCTACAAACATGTCATTCTCAAATCCACCGGTTACATTTGGACGAGTGTTCTGACTTAATAAATACCATTCTTGCATATCGCGTCCTCCTAAATAAAAGCAGTTACTTTCTGGTTTCCAACCATCGTATTTGCCTTTTCTGCGACGTAATCAAGTTCCGCTTTTGTTGCAGTTTTAGATCCGTTAGACCCATCAATTCCAATATCTTTTCCGGTTATGCTGATTCGTTTATTGACTTTAGAATACTGACGTTCTTGATATGATTGTTTCATAAATTCTGCCAAAGTATCAATAACATATCTATCCAATTCAGAATCAAATTGATTTAATTCCACGTCAAAATGTAAATCACTTAATTCTGCAGAATACCTTCCAATTGCCTTCTTAAACCATTCCATTTCTAGTGATAAAGGCAATACTGTTTTATCTGCAAAAGAAGACTCAAATGATTGTATCACTTCGTTAGCTGTTGTATTACCCATTCAAATCACTCCTAAATCTTATGTTCTACGTAATTTTCTACGATTCTAATTTTTTCAAAATCGTTAAGTTTTTCTCTTTTAATAATTTCTAAAATTGCAAATTTTTCGGCGCGTGTAACGACAAGATCCTTCAGTTTCTCTTCGAATGTCTTTAAGGTTTTGTATTCAAACAATTTCTTGACAGCATCTACTGTAAGAATATTTTGCACCTGTTTTCCATCTTCACTCTCAAAATCAACTTCAATTCTTGTTGGCTTATCATCAACATAAAGTGTTGCATGAGAACCTCTGTCGTCTATTCCTGTCAATAATCTATTACCGTTCTGAATCTGTGTAATAATTTCACTTCTTTGTAAGCGAACTGTCCCATTTGCAGGAATTGTTACATCGCCATTTGTTTCAATTCTCTTGAAACCTGTTGTCCAATTTGCGATACTTTTAATAGTTACTTTCTGCTCAAGATTTAATTCCTGTACTGTGTTTTTGTCTTCAATCATTTTCTGTTTCCTCCATAGCAATTAATGTAATTTTATCAACTAATTATTTTTAAACAGTATGTATAATTTCTTTATATAATGCAATTACTTTATCCAGTCGTTCTGACTTCTTGAATGTATGATATGGCATACCATTTTTCTTGTTTACAGATTTTGAAACATATGGAATATCATATGCCATAATAAAGTATGATAATTTTTTTGAATAACAATAGAAATATTCATTCATATTTAATTGTTTTCTCCTTTAAACTAAAATAAGATAGTTTCCACATTTAAAATAATGCGAAAACTATCTTAGATTTACTTGAAATTATTTTCCAAGAGAATCAAGGTTCTGATCATGAAGCATACCCACTTCATATTCTCTTCCAGGTACTACAAGACAACCAAACTCCATGTCAAATCTGGATAATTGCATTCCTGTTGTAACATCGTTTCCAGAGAATGATGTTAGTCCACCTCTTGTTACAGTATGAATTGGAGACTGTCCACCCTGCGGAATTACAAATGCAAGTCCAGCCGGTAACATTGTCTCAAAGTTTGTACCATCTTTATTCAGAGTTGTCAGATCATACGGATTTGGAATCTCTGCAAGAGTGGCTCCATTGTATACGCCCATCAGTCCTGTATTATGAATCTCATCCATGATTGTACGAGAGATTCCGTTTACAGTCGGTGTTGTTCCCTCATATCCAGCGAATCCATTAAACTGTGCAATCATAGCATAATCACCAGAGATTGTTGGTTTACCAAAACGTCTAACATTTGCGATAACACCATCAACACCTGTCTTTGTAAGACCTGCTCCCTCGAAGAAATATTTCACACCTTTTGCATTTTTAACTGCTTTGTATGTTTCATCTACTACATATTTAGCAGCTTTATTTCTAATATCTGTACGAACCTGTTCCTGAAGCTCGTTCTCATCACTCATATCTCCAAGTGCTGCTTTTCTGTAGTCAACTGCATAACCACCAGAAATAGTAGTTGTTGCAATCGGAACACGTCTCTTTCTGATTGTCGGGAATTTTACATCCTGTCCAGCAGCCTGAATTTCAGCACCAGTATTTACATACTCTGTAATTTCTACTTCACAAGACTCATTGTATCCAATTGGTTTGTAGTTTCCATAAATTCCAAGCAGTTTAATTTCCTGCATAAGAACTGGCTGCATTTTAAAACGTCTTAATTCGTTGATTTCGGAAATTGCTACCTGATCATTTGTTGCAGCTCTGCTATTTAATTCTTTAATATATTTAGCAGCAGCATCTCCCTTTTTACCAAACTTTGCTAATTCTTTACCATCTGTCATAGCAGAGAATACTTCTACAACTGGAGAATTGGCATTAATTTTTCCACTTACAAAAGAAGCATCTCTACGTTCGTTATTTAACTCAAATGTATAACTCATTTATATACCCTCCTTCAATTAGCCTTGTTTTGTAACAACTTTGGCAACAAGACCAATTTTGTTTCCAATAATCTCAGTTACTTCAAAATAAGGAGCTACACTAGCACCTGTAATTAATTTTCCTGTTGCATCAGATTTCAGTTTATTTCCTTTTGCAAAAGTTGCTGGTAACTGAGCGCCGTATACTTCGATTTCCTGTCCCTCAAGTTTTTCAAAGTCTACGACTCTTACATGAGATCCAGCAGGAATTTTATATTCTGGCATGTCCATATCATCACCAACTTCGACCTGCATAATCGCCTGTTTTGCGTCTGCTTTTGGAGCAAACTTTCCAGATGTGACTGCACCAAAATCTCCATTCAGTGCATCTTTATCAATAACTGCATCCATAAATGGGTATAATTTCTCGATCTGAGAAATTCTTCTGAATTTAATCATCTAATTCGTCCTCCTCTTAAAAAATGTTTACTTCTTCGTCATCATCGACATATTTCTCGCTGCATACTTCTGAGAAAATATCTTCAATTTTTACTTCTTCTGAATTCTGCTCAGAAATACGAGCTTCAGATTCTGCCTGTTTCTGTTTTGCAACAATTTCCATGCAAATTTTAGATTTAATAGAATTGATTTCAGATGTGACATTATTTAACTCTGATTTCTTTTTACATGCATTAATTTCATCTTTTAATTTTTTAATGTCCTCTTTAGCAACTTCTTTTTCTTCATCGCTAAAGTCTTTCAGAGCAGCCTCGACCTCAGAAAGTTTTTCAGATGCTTTTGCTTTTGTTACCTCTTTTTCGAGATCCTCTTTTTCATCATCTTTCTTCTTCATGTCTTTTTCCATCTGCTCAACTTTTGCATTCAGTTCTGCAATCTGTGTGTCTCTAGCAGCAATATCAACATCTTTTGCTTCAATCTGTGAATTCAGTTCTGTGATTTTGTTGTTCAGCTCAGAAACTTCATCATCGTGTGATTTCTTTTCACTGTTAATTTCTGCAAGAGTAGATTTGAGAACTTCCTCAAATTCTTTCTTATCGAATTCCATGTTTTTCTTTTCCTCCTTGTTTGTAGTTTTTCTCTGCGAAATCTCAAGTACCACAGCCGCATCGTCACTTGGAGAAATGCTTAAGAGCGCACACCCCGAAAATGAATAAATCATGGGTGATCTCATATTTTCGTTATATCCATCTTCATATATGATTTTGTTATCATTTTCTTTTAGTCCCATAATTTCAATAGAAGTACACACTTCACCTACTGCAAATCCCTTTCGCACCCAATCAACCAATTTAGGATATCTCTGATAATATAGATACCCGTACCCACACAAAGCCTCTATTTCATCTCCATTGATATCTTTAATTGTTTCGATTTCTGCTTTCTCAAAAGTTCCGACGACTTCAGAGTTTTCAAATACTGGTTCATGAACCCCATTTGAATCCACAACTTCTCCTGTTAACCCATGTCCGAGAGGGCATGATTTATCTTCTGATGCAAACTCACAACACAATGGCATTCCTTTAACTGAATCAATTGCGTTTAATACATATTCCTTTTTCCAATGGATACCATTTTTGTTAGTTTCATTTGGATCGTCATGAATTTTAAGAAGGGCAATTTTGATTGGAACACGTCCGTTTTTATTAGATCGCTGAGAAATTTCGAGGATATTATTTAACATAAGATTTATCCTCCTTTGTTTACATAAAATAAAAGTGATCTACTTATTAGCAGACCACTTGTTTAACAATTTATTTAATTTTTCATCTTTAACATAAAACTAATTTTCCTTTTAACTATTTATTATCACTTGGACTTGGGTTTAAGTTTCCACCACTTTCTCTACTTTTGATTGTATTTTCTGTGGGATTATCTGTTTCCGGTTTTTTAGCATTATCAGAATTAGATCCGTTCATTGTCCAAGATGTTTGATGTGGTTTATATTTTTCAAACACTCCACTTTCAATTTCTTCATCTAAAACTGAAAAATATGCGTCAGGATCCACACCTGTACTAGCAACGAGAAAACTCATAGATCCTCCGGAATCCGTATACAACTTCGACATCATTTCAAAGAAGTTCTTCCTATTTACGAATGAAGTAGGAAAGTAGTAAACCTCAATACGGTTTTTATCATTTTGAATAATATTTTTATTAATCACATAATTCAATTCATTCTGCCATTCATACACCCACGTATATAACTGTGCGGTAATCATCTCTAAGTTGCTCTGTGATGCACCATAGTTTCCTGTTGTCATTGCACCAATGAGAGCAGAAGAAATTCCTAAATCAAGTGAAATTTGATCATTTAAATCAGACTCATTTTTGCTATCAAAAATATCTGTAGAAACATCGATAGAGTCTAATTTCGTTCCAGCAGCAACGCTAAAGAAAGAAATTCCTCCACGAGAGTTTTTGTTCATTACAGCTTGACGTACAGTAGCATGTTGCTGTTCTTGCTGTTTTCCAGTAAGAGAACTTGTCCCTTTGTCCTTACCTTCTGGAAATGTTTGATAGATAATTTTATTGTTAATTTCATCTAACACGTTTCTCTTTGTGTCAGTGAAATAATCTTTATATAATACATCTGCAAGTGCAGCGATAATTAAACTTCGACCCCAAGGCTCAGAATCTTTACACTTAATTTTTCTGCACATTGTATGATTGTTATCAAGCACAACCCAGTCTCCGCCAGTTGTACCATTTTTTCGACTATTGTATGCTTTTACAATTTCTTCTGGATACTTTCTTAATTTACGTTCCAGTTTTTCACCAGTATAATCATCAAAATATCTCAGATTGAACGCAAGCACATACCTACCATTTTTCTTTCCAACAATTTTTGTATATCTCCATGGAAGAGAAATGATAGTAGCATTGATTCCAACCTCATTGATTTCTACAATGTTTTCTACATCGTAGTCTGTCATAAATTTGGATTTGTCATAATTTTTCTTTTTCGTTTCAAAATAAAAAAAAGCGATTCCATCTAACATACACGTAAATAGTGCATTCCTAATAAACTGTTTATCATCAATTTTTTCAAGAGTGGATTTCATTAGTGCTTTATTCGCCTGGACTGTCTTTGTATTTCGTTTATTTTTACTTATTAAAATACGATCAAGGCACGGAAGAGCAGTCATATAATCGACTGAGTTAGACACGATACCATTTTTTGTATATACAAAATTTGATAATCGAATTGCAGTATCGTGATTTCCAATAGGATCACGTAAAATAGAATCTATTTCTTCTTTAGAAAAATAGTCATAAATACCGCAAGAGAATAAGCTGCTTATGTCCATCGGCGATACAAAACTGTTGAATTCATATATATTAGCAGTAGGAGAGGACTCGTTTTGAATCTCTACCGATTGCTCTTTATTAACTTCTGGCATGTCCGTCTCTCCTTTCTGTTAATTTATAAGACACGTAAATTCGTAATCGGAATCTGTTGAAAGTAAATCAAGTTCTAACTGATCAAAGAAATACGATCCATAACTACAAGATGTGTATCTATCCTTACAATTAGAACCTTGCTCATATACTTTTACAATTCCAGTCTGCGGTGATTTTTCATACAACAGTTCTGCACATTCACTGATCATTGCTTGAGTTTCTAGGAATGGTCGTTCAAATTCAAACTGTGTATTTAAATCTGTTTCATTTTTATAGTTATCATTTTCAGACAATATTTCTTCAATTGCTGTATTCAAATTCACAAGTAATTCTGTTCTATGTTCCATTAAAGAACGTCTGAAACTGTATGCAATATCACTATTTAGTTTCTGAGTGGCGTTGATTGCATAGATAACGGCTGGAGCATTAGGATTTTTAACAACATCAGCATAGGTATCGTTGTTCATACATTTGAGAGGAGGATATTCCTTTCCGCGTTCTTCGTCATATAGTGTTTTACCAAGTGAATAACAGACCTGTGTTCCGCCGTTTCGACAGTCTAGCACAATATAATCGGCATCATAGTCTTCATATAATTGCCGGATTCGTATTGCCTGTTTTGTTGTATCTCCTATTTGATTTGATTCAATATAAGAATACTGTCTCTTATATCCTTGTTTTACTACAACTTCCGAGTCATCAGTTTCATACCTCATAGTTTCTGGAATTCCACGAATACAAGAATATATAGAGTTATCGTTTTTCTTTCCTTCTACAAAAGCAATATCACAAGATATTACACGAATTTCACCCTCTTGCTTTGGAGCAAAATGTTTTGTTTTTTTATTAAATTTTACATCTCTATGGTTTCTTGGATAAAATACTTGACGTAATGTTTGAACATCACTAAGCATAGAATAAGTAAAGAAAGCAGAAGAGTTGTTTCTAACTCTAAGATTTAAAAATTCAATTTGCCATGTAATAGGATCTTGCTTTTTCTTTTCCTGCTGCATCTGCCTTTGAGTACGAATATTATGTTTCAGAGTAATACTTTCATCAAAAGCAAGCATTACAGAAGTCCTATTATTCAACATATCAGTATAAGCTTGATCAACTAAATTCCACATCCAATGTCCATCATCTAACCATGAACTTGAAATGTATATATCTTTTGGATCTTCTTTTAGACATTCAATTCCTTCATAAAATGGGTCAATCATAAAAGGAGCCTGTCTAATTGTCTGGAAAGGAGAAATGACACTATCATCAATATTTTTGTCAATCTGACGGAACTCTTCTCGTACAGCATCCGTACTACGAAGACCACGGGCAAATTCATTTGCTGTAAATACTTTAATAGTTGATCCATTGTTAAAATACACTATGGATTCGTTTGCACTATCCTTTATATCCTTTATCTCTTTTCTTAAAGCAGGAGACATGTTCATCAATTCATTCTTTATCTTTTCCGATATGATAAGTTTGCTCTGTCCGCGTGTTGCAGAACCAAGTACGATTTTTGAACCAGGTTTTATAATTGCTTTACAACAAGCGTATAGAGCAATTATAAAAGATTTTGCTGCAGCACGACACGCAACGATACAAACAAGCTGTGAGATGCCCATAAGATATAGAATAAGCTGTTGGTATAAATGTAGCCTAATTCCCAAATAATCCATAGCGAGCCTATGTAGATTTCTTGAGAAAAATGTAGACCATAGAAATGTATTATGAACGTTTGTAGGATTGCTTAAAAAATGAGTTGAAGGAAATTTCTTGTAAAGATTTTGTTGACGTTCATCAGCATATTTATTATTCATCGACATCATCTGCGTTGTCCTTTACAAAATATTCCGTGTCCCTATCTGTTGTTCCTGTCATAAGATTTCTAAGAGGTCTTTTTACAAATCGATCAAAATATTCCCCAATTTTATCGTAGTCTTTATATAGTTCCTTATCTTTATAATATTCTTCTGGAGTATACTGAGATATAGTAGCAAGAGTTACTCCGAGACATTCATTTGCACTATTATCTGTTTCTTGAATTGTAGATAGTCCGGCTTTTGTAAATGTCTTACTATACTGATCAGTTAGTTTAATATACTTATCTGAATCGCCTCTTTTTAATGCATTTGTCTGAAGCATGAATAACGAACACAAACTTTTAATAAAAATTTCTTGATTGGCGTCACAATTTGGATTTTGCCGTTTTAACATTTTATAATGTTCATCCATTATCTTATAATCAGACTCTGTGAAACCAACCCCCCACCGATCAACGGCTGTTGCAGTAATAGTAGACTCTTCAGATTTCGCCTGTTCACGGGATTTTACAATCTCACCTTGTTTTTCATTAAACTCAAACTTCATACTGTCAAAATATGTAGTTCCAATTCTTGCAGTTTGCCCTAAATTTTTCTTTGCCAAATAGTGACTGATACGGCTCCTATCCGCAGATATTTGTCTTGAAGCAGTTAAAGCATCAATATGATATACCCATCCAAATTCCATACACATATGTCTAATTGCATGTTCTTCGTTTCCAGAGTAAAAATCTATAAGTTTTTTATAATATTTATCACGACAATCATTGCATATTTCAATATATCCGTTATTTGCTTGATATTTGGGATGTGCAGATTTTGAAAAATGACTTTTCTGAGAATCCCAAGATTCTCCACACATATAACATTTATACTTTTTTGTATTTGTCGAATTAGATAGTGGAAATCGCATATCAACAGAGATATCTATTTTCTGTGGAGATTTCATTGATTCTTCAATTCTTTCATCTCTTGATCGTTTTAATTTTTGAGTCAAATATCTCACATCCTTTCTCAACTATTTCGTATTCAATGCTCAGACCCAGATTCGAACTGGGAGCAACTGATTAAAAGTCAGTCGTTTTACCATTGAACTATCTAAGCATAATAATAGGGCAGTAGTAGTACCGCCCTTAATAATTTAATATATTACTGTGCAATAATCCCAGCAGTTCTGAGACTTGCCAACAAAGCATTAAGTTTATCTTTTACATCTGCATCTCCAGCGTCTGCAACTGCAACACCTTTTTTTGGCAATTCAGTTTTTAATGTATACTTTTTATCTGCATCAACTGTCTTCATATATGGAGTAAGAGCATCGGATCCAATCTTAGTTTTCAGTGCATCTCCAACAGCTTTTGCATCCGCAGCTTTTCCTTCCACAGCAAGTGTTTTGTCAAGTTCAGCTCCTGCACCAGTTGGATAAGCCGGGACGAATAATTTACCTGTTGTAGTGTCAATTGCAACTTCTACGGTTTCGTTTGTCTTTGCTTTTGCTTTAACTCCACCAAGAATTTTGTCAGTTGCCTGTGGAAGAGTATAAGAACTTCCTGTCGGAATGTTAATTGTTTTTTCGACAGAACCGTCATACTCATCTGTTACTGCACCTGTAAACTTAATCTTTTTAGGATTTGGAAGTGTAGTCGTAGTTTTTGGTAAGGCTCCAACTTCGTCTGCGGTATAAGTAGGTTTTGTTTCTGCTTTTGCCCATGCCGGTACAGTTGGATCAGTTTCTTTTGTAATATAAGTACCTTTTTTCTGGATACCAAGATCATCCAAGGTTTTATTTCCAGTTAATTCAATTCCGGAAATTTGTGGCTTATTTGTTAATGCAGTATAATCAAGAGAAATATTTCCGCCTGAACCACCAATTGCAGGTTGCTCTATCCATTTCTTGCCAGATTCGTTATATTTATACACTGTACCAGTATCAATTTCTTCATATGTGCTTCCATTGGTAATGTATGTTGTTTCGATAAATTCAACAGGTTTTTCGTCTGTAGATAATCCAGTAATCTCTAATACATTACGATTCATGTCACCACCAATTTTCTGTAATGTTACCATTATTTTCCCTCGCTTTCTATATATATGAGTTATCATATCTTATCCCATTCTTCATCCGTAAAACGTTTAATTTCTCTTGATTTTCTTGGTAGATTATATTTATCACACCACTTACGAACTGCGTTATCAGTAACATCGTACATTTCTCCAATTTTTGTAAATGTATATTTTCTGATTAATGTTTTTAATTGACTTCGATTCAACTCATTATCATTTAAAATACTGTGTATATGATTAACACTACATGGTTTGCATCGCACAGAACCCTTAGAAATTTCTTTGCCACAATCAGCACAATAAAAATGCTTTTTTAATTTTTTTAAATTTTTACCTGCAAATGTAGGTAGTTGTCTATCGCAGTTTGGGCAAACCCATCTTAAATTCTCTATTCTATTATCATGATTGTTACCATTTATATGATCTAGTGTTAAAGTAAGTTCCATATCATTCCATACTGGCTCTTGTCCACAAATGGAACATTTGTATTCAATATCATCTATTTTAGAAAATCTTTTCCTCAATGTTGTTTGATCAACTACAGAATTTTCACAAAAGACTTCTTCGTCAGTTCTTGGAGTGCTTTTCATAGCTATTCTTTTAAAATGCTCGCAAGATAATTTTAAATTATCAATTCTTTTGTAAATCATTTTATAACTGTCTCCGCTACAAGATGTATATCCAATTTTTTTAGATATTTCTCGCATAGAAAAACTATTATTAACTATATTGACAAATTCTTCATCTGAATAAGAATCTATTAAAGATATAAAAATCACTCCTTTATAAAATTAGCTTTATATCAATAGTGCGTGAAGTTGAAATTGAACAAATCGCCTTTGCCACAAAGGGACGGTTACTGATTGCTGTAATAGAGTTGACAGTCACATTTCACGCAAAATTAAAAGACAGCCTCTTTGTGAAAACTGTCTTTTAATTCAATAAGTTGTTTGTAAATTTTAAACCGCCGTTGAGTAGTAGCGGTATACTTGTATAAGTAAGTTCACATCCGAAATAATTTAAAAATCATACTATTTATTAATCGAAATTCATGGCAATCGATACTCACTGTCTATTTCTGTATACAAAAATAGGAGAGCAGCACAGCTCTCCATTAATCTCTCAAATCTATTTCGATTAATTCTACATAATCATCTTCGTGTGTGATCCGCAAATAATCACTTCCCTTGATTAACTTTCCATCATGCTTTTTGACGATGTCTCTCATATAATCAAATGGATGTATATGTGGATGAACTTTCTTATAATCTAAGAAAGTGATATCATAATTATCGTCCATATGTATATACACACATTTTACTGTAGATATACTAGAATACTTATTTTGAAAATTTTCTATATCACACAGAAAATTTGTATTTCGTTCATCTACAATTTTTGATTCCAAATCATGAACATCAATTGCAATCATTTTGACGTATCCTGTTTTTACCAGTCTTTCCATTCTATAAACCTCCGGTGCTATGATTCTCGGAAACAGTATAACACAGAATAGAAGAGTATTGATCTGGTAAATTATGGGAAATTGAAGATGGTTAGATGAATGCTTCATCAGACTCGTCAAAATCATCATTTCTGATTATGTAATGATTTGTAGTTGTACTAACATCGTTATGTCCTAAAAGTTTTTGAGCAACTTCTGGAGATTTATTTTCGTAAACTACTAGATTAGTTGCGCGACTTTCTCGAAACAGGTGCGGATGTACGCGTCTACCTACTATTTCTGTAAATAGTCCACTACACCAATCATTAAACGTATTCTCGCCAACTTGACGAGTTTCTCCATTTCTTTGTTTTACAACAAACATATAAGGACATTCATCTTCTCCTCGCGCTTCAATCCATTTTTTTAACCAATACATAGCATCTTCTCCGAATTTTAGTTTACGTTGTTTTCCAACCAACGATGCGCCTTTACATCTAATTGTATGTGTTAAGTATTGGCGAGAAATTGCAACATGCTCTACACCATCTTCACCTTTAATTTTTGTTTCTTTCTCTTTTGGTTTATACTCAACAACTTCTTTCAAAAGTTGACGTGCCTCAGCTCGTCTACATCCTGTGCTATAAGAAAAAACTAAATATGCTAATTTTTGCCATTCTTCACGTTTTTCTAATTCTTTACATAACATTAAATATTCTTCCGGTGTCAGCGGGTTTTTCTCATGAACATATCCTGTTTGTACTACTTTTAATCCAACAGTAAAATTTCTGAATGTAGGATATTCTTCTTCATACATTAACATTATATAATTACAAAATGCACTTACACATGATTTTTTAAATTTAATTGCTGAATCAGATAAACCTCTATTAGTCAACCAATTAAGATATTTTTGAAATTCTTTTTTCTTTATTTGTGTAAAATCTTTATTGTTCAAGTGATCTTTTACATATACAAAAAAGACTCTTAATCCAGAGCGATACGCCGGACGAGTCTTTAGTGAAAGGTCAGTTTGATTATCAAGATAATCCTGAACCATTTCTCTATTGAATTCATTAACCTGATTCCAAATCTCATCAGTTATGTCCTCTGAACGCTTTGCAATTTCTTCACTCAATAATCTCACTTCCTTTTATTCAAATATTTTATTTCTCCTCACTCCATAGAAATAGGAGAGAAGTGCGAATGAGGTTACACTTATCCGGTAGGTAGCTAATCCACCGTATCTCTCCTGAAAATCCAATGTTGCATTGGAACATGCAGCGCGGTCGGAGCTTACCCGACACATTCCTTTCGCTGATGTTTCTAATTCTTATTCTCCTAACTGAGAACACATAAATAGATCCGTAAGCTTTGACACCTACAGATCTTTGAAATGTACATATATAACAGAAAATTTATAATCCAAAAATACGAAGTAAATCCATCATATCATCATGATTAACTTGCTCTGTTGAATAAAATGATACGGAGTGACAACCATAATCATCAGTCTTACTAGCAGAAAAGCCATGCAGGTCTTTGTTATCCACATAATCATCATCCAACAAAAAACCATACTCATCATGGTCATCATACTCGTCGCACTCATCACAGAAGATACATCCATCACAATCATATTCCATATCATCTTCATCATTCTCATCATACAAATGTACTTCATATGCATAGTCTGCTTCAAATTTAGAGATGACTTTCGAATTACAATCATCTAATACATACACAATGGAACTATCAGAACAAATATATTCACCGTTTCGTTTTGCCGGCACACAAAAGATTTTATCTTCAATAATATCAATTATATACTCATCAGTATATCCAGCAAACTCCGGATCATGTAATTCGCATAAAAAAAGGGAGAAGTCCATTGTACATAATTCCGAAACAATGAGACTTGTCTCATCGTATTTAGCAATAATAGAAACAATATTATTGCCGTAGTTTGATTCTAGTACATCATATGTATCTACAACATCTTCACATAATTCATAGATATTATCATACGTTTTCTTAATCATTTCTTTTTCCAAATAGATACACCGCCAATCTTAAGCATTTACTTTATCTTTTAATTCTTTTCCTGCTTTAAATTTTACATTTTTAGATGGCTCAATATAAATTTCGCTTCCGTCCTGTGGATTTCGTCCAGTTCTTCCAGCTCTTTCTCTTACTTCAAAACTTCCAAATCCGACGAACTGTACTTTATCTCCAGCAGTAAGTGCATCTGCAATTGAATCAAGAGTTACAGCAACAATCTCTTTTGCTTTTTCCTGTGTTACTCCGTCTACTTTTTCTGCAATTGTTTTAATTAAATCTGATCTTGTCATTTTATAATCTCCTAACTTTTTAAGTATTTTGTAAAATTTATTCTTCGGAAATAATTCCAATTTTCTCCATATATTCTGTCTCTAAATCCAGAATTCTCTCAATATCTGTTTTTGGATATTGACTTTCCTCCATGATATAAGAAACAAGTTCTTCGTAATTCAATACCGGTAATCCATCTTTGTATTCCATAGTTATATACCTCATTAATGAAATTTAACATCATATACACAATCTAATCCGTTGTCAGTAATAACAGAAATCAATTGCTCTGGTTTATTTTGCAATCGGTTATCCAAGCAATAGTTATCTGTTCCAGAAATACAACCTGATTGTAAAATTTTCACATTATAAACAGTAGACATCGCATTTACATGACGATGACCCATATATAAAATATTTGGACGTATTTGTGTCATAAGCGATAGTTTCTGCACAACCGTTTTAGGGTCATCTTTGTCTCCATGGACTCCAAAAATTTTCGTTCCTCTAACAGAAAACATTGCAATTGATTCATCAATTTTATTTTCGTGAAATTCGATATTCTTAAAGTTCTGCAATTTGGCTTGCAAAAATGGAATAGCAAGACAGTCCATATTTTCACCTTTTAAAGATTCTTCCTTTTTTGCATGTAACCTAGAATGATTTCCAGGACAAACATAAACATGAACTTCATTAAATTTATAACTAAGTTCAGATAAAAATTGTGAAATACAATCCGATACGGATAAGAATTGCTCAATTAGATTTTGATTACTTTCAATCCGAAGTGAGTTGTGAATCAATCCTGAGACCAACTCACTTATAATTACATGGATATTTTCAGAACCGTGCCGTAAATAGACTTCAAAAATTTTATCCAGGTACTGTCTAAATCTATCATACATAACTTCTGTATTGTATTTATTAAACCAGTTATCAATTTCAATTCCTGCATGAATATCTGTTACAGAAATTACTAAATCATTATCTGATTTTAAAATTCCATTAAACTGTTTTCTTTTATCATAATCTAATGGTTGTCCGTGATATTCTGAAATGGATCTTAAAATCTGTTCTTTATAAGATTCCTTACGTGCTTCTTCACGAATCAATCTACGATACTCATTTCGTTCATCACGAGTTTTGACACGTTCTTTCTCTAAAAGAATACGCTCTTCCTTTAGTTCTTTTAATTGTGCTGCACCGTCTGTGAATTTAGACTGATTAGCATCAAGAACCTTTCGGAAATACTGTACTTTCTTTCTATATGCCGATTCAGTGTAGTTACAGTCAAGAAGAGAGTTTAGAACTGCAGCAACATCATTCCATGTACCGATATTTTCTTTATCATTACAGATTCTCAGGATGAGTTCATCATCACTTTCACCATCAAATCTTTTATAGTTATGTACTATATCGTCCACCTACTCTCTATTCTTCTTCAGAGTCCAGTGGTAATTCCACAGTGATTTTAAATCCAACCTGTTCCGTTCCTTCCGGAAGAGCTTCAATAACTTGCTGTGTAATATCACCTGTTTCATCTACAAATTTTAGATCTTTTACATAAATACCATCTAATTGGATATTCTGTTTTGCCGGCGTTAATTTTTCTTTTGTTTTTGTAATTTTAATCATTTCTAATTATCTCCTTTAAACTAAAAATAGAAGAGCAGTATTAGACTACTCTTCCTCGTCATAATATTCTTCAGTTTCTGGTTCATAATGAAACCCGATAGCGCATGTATCTGTCGATTCAACCTCAAAATCCGACTGCAACTCTTGTAATTCTGCATTGCCTTTTATAACAAGTTTTCCCGGAAGAATTTTCAGATATTCAATCCAAGACAGAATTACATTAACTATTTCTTCTACAATTGGAAGAAATATTACGATTGTACATGCACCTAATATATATGATAATAATGTTTTATTTTTTTTCATATGCGTTACCTGCAATATAAAATTTAAATTGTAATTTTTAGACTCGAATTTGCAATTAACTGCATTTTTTATAAATTAAATGATCTTCCAGATTAGCTTCATTTATAATATCTTTGTTGGACATATCAAATCTAAATTCACCAAAATATTTTACTTCTGCTGATTTTCTCGCTTCAATTGCATCTTCAATTTTAGCAAACGTTCCAAGGTTTAATGTTTTGTTATTTATATTAAAACTATTAAAAATAGGTTTAGCTTTTATAACAAACATCCTCTCTATAATTTATCCACTAACATTGCAATTTTACTTCTCCAAACATTCGGAAGATGTACATATCCAAATTCTGATTCACCTTGAAGCACATCAATTGCGCGTTTAAAACCATTTGAATTTCCTTCAAATAAATAAGAATCAACCTGGCTATCATAATCACCTTCGATAACAATTTTACATCCGCTACTTGCTCTTGATAAACACAACTTTAATAATTCGATTGATGTATTCTGCGCTTCACTAATGTATAAAATTTCATTATCCCTTACTTCCATTCCTCGTACATCTGCCATAGATACTAATCGAATTTTATCTTGCTGCAACAACATTTCAACAGCAAATCTATCACCAAATTTTGTAGTTAACATGGAACCTATAGAATTTTGAAGTGCCTTTTCAGTAGCATTACCACAATAGAAACCCATATCTGCAGCACCCTTTGCTTTATTAGGGTTAAACATAATGATCACTCTATCATATTCTCCATTTTCAATAAGACTCATCATAGATATTAGTGATATCAATGATTTCCCGCTACCTGCATGTCCGGTAATAGCTGTCATTGTATTTGAAAAAATTGAATCAATAGCACAGGCTTGATATGAATCTTTCGGTCTAATTTTATCTCCAAAAATAGTAGAGCGAACTGTTTTTTCACATACAGCTTTATATTCAAAACCGTCCCACTTTCTATAATCAACAACTTCTCCATCTGATTTTTTAATAATGAGATATTCGTTCAAAATACAATCATAAATGTTTTCATTTGTATGACAATAGAAGTAACTCATTTCTTCATCAGACAATGTTAATTCTTTATATCCAAGATATTCGTCAAGATTTTTGACAAGGTTAATATCCGAAACTCCCTTTGTAGGAAGTCCAAAAATATTACGAGATATGAATTTGCAATTTAAATCATCAGAACATACAAGTACTTCCGATACATTTGAATTGTAATAATAAGCAGAAGCCAAGATAATGTTGTCTGGCGTTTCAGATAAGAAATAACTATCAATTATTTCTTTAATTTTTGGAGAGTATAAAACCACATCATATTCGCCATCATGTTTATCCAATAGTCTTGAAATTTGTCTGGCTTTGTATTTTACTTCTCCATCTTTAGAATTAGACACTTTGATATTCTCGATCTCTTCAAGTGTCTTTTGTGCAATAATAAATTTTTCTTTAAATGCATTTTCGCCGAGACTAAGTAATGCATTCGTATCAAGGAATAATGTGCATTCCAATAAGGTGAACCACCTTTCCTCTAGTTTAATTCTAGTTATTTTTTACGTTTTTTAATCTGAATTGTTTCTTTAATCGACTGTGATCTAAAATTTTCTAAATCTTGCATCAATCGATAATTTTCTGTTGCATATTTTTTGTTTGCTCCGGATACAGTGCGATGAATATGATCTCTCCATTTCCATCCTTTGATTAACAAAAATTTACATTCTTTGTCTGTAATAAGAACTATGATAAAACATTCCTTTCGTTGTATATTTCTCCACAGTGGGAGAGTATTGCAGAGCCTGGGAGTCGAACCCAGTATTTTCAGATTATGGGTCTGACGTAGTAATCCGTTCCACTCGCCTGCATATAACGCTGCACCTAAGATTTGAACTTAGACACCGCATAAGTGGCTACTATCGATTTTTCAAGATCGACCCCTTACCACAGAGGATTAATGCAGCTTATTGTTTGCTCGTCCAAAACACCCATCCACAAGGACGACAAAATAATTGTTATGTGAATAGTTATATAAAACGTAGTAAACCTAGAGCGTATCTTCATATAAGCCAGTGTCACCTGGATTTATACTGGGATAGGTTTTTATGCGCCACTGATTGACGGTCAGCGCAACACTTCGGATGATAGCAGCCCCAAGTAGATTCGAACTACTGAATGCAGGAGTCAAAGTCCTGTGCCTTACCGCTTGGCGATGGGGCTAAAATACTCCTAAGATGTTAGCAACAGCACTACCAGAACAGCAATGCTATTACTAACTGAAAAGGAGATTAGAAATCGTCAAGTGCGCGCATAAGCACTTGATTATAAATACAAATGGAACTTCTTCCTACTCAAATATATCGTCATAATATTCCGCCACTACTTGTAAAGGGCTGAGAATAAGGGAGCTACCCTTAGACTTCCTTTACATCTGATAAACAGCAATTGTAGCCTCGACTGATTACGAGAAACTTTCACCCATGTCATTCAGCGTATTAAGAAAATTCATAATAAGATTTAATTTTTTTGTTCTTTATGTATTAATCTCACGTCACTTTGGGCTACTCGTACATTCGACAGATCTTATACTGGAATTTCTTCCGATCAACGACGCAACTGACTTATTTGGATTTTCGCTACTTATCTCTCTGTAACATTCCACCGATACAGGCATCACGATTATTACTCCACTGGAGTCGTCTATTATGTCAGCGATCTGGCAATTGCGTTTTACGGCAATATATTATTGTACATATATTTAGTTTTGACGGTTTCCGTCTTTCTGTTTATGATTCACATCATTCCAGAAGCTGCAGTATAAAACTATCGTATTATACCGCAACTCACTATTCATATATTCTCAGCATGGTGACAAGCCAATCTGCACTGAGTTATTTGTATTTATAAGCAAGTGCTTATATTGGGCAAAGCCCAAGCCCCTTTCAATAGGGGCTTTATTATAGATATATCTCCATATTTATTAAACGCTTTGGCAATAGCGTTTGTCGTCTTAAGAGTCTTGATTTCATCTCAAGAATTTTGAATATAAGCAAAACTCTCATCCTTCCATATTACGGACGAAGTTGATTTCTTGAAAACCCACTATTTACAAGGGGCTTAGTAACTTTTGACAAAATAATTCGGCAATTTTTGTGCATAAACACTAAATTTGTTTTGGTTTAAAATTCAATAAAAATTTATCTTTGTCCATTTTGTGTAAATAATTTAAAATTTTTCTTGAATATTTTAAGTTTATGTTCTTCGTTTTGGATCCATTTCCGATTCCTTTATCGAGACCTAGAGCCACCTCTATCATTCTATTTATAGTTACTATATTTCCAACTTTAATTTTGCATAGGCTGTCTAATAATTTTTCGGATTTAGAAATCATTTCTTCGATTATTATATCGTCATCGTCATTTGTTATATGTAAATTTTTAACAAATAAGTCATATTCTTCAATAAGACTCCTAATTTTTGTCATTTGTCTGTTATTAGGTTTGCCAGGCATTTTTATAAAAAAATCACTAATAGGGGTTGAGTGTGAATTTGCCGCAGGTTTGATAGTGTCTAAGCATTCCTCTAACCAATTCATAGGGCAAACAAGAGATGGGTTGATTCTATTTTTCAATTTCACTTTTTTTTCGTGTATTTCCTTTTGTGGAATTTCTTTCCCGTTTTTTGTTGTTTTTATAGCTCTTGTATATTTCATAAACTTCGGAAAATCAAATTTAACACTTTTAATTCTACCGTTTTCATCAACTACTTGCTTTGTTAATTTCATACATGGCATTTTGCTGATCCTGTCGATTTCTTTCATTCCATCAATTTCGTATTCCCTTTTACATCCATCAATTATAACTTGAGCAAGAACAGATAAAATCACAAAATTATCATATAACTCATGCAATCGTTCTTCATTAGGATTATCCTTTTGCAACTCTGTCCAATAATAAGTCAAGGCTAATTGTGCAAGATTACTGGAATAGCCAATGCCAATTCTGGATTTAGAAAATTTATTATCCATACGTGCATATTCTAATAATGTATTCTTGTATGTGATTCCGCTTTCTTTGAGATCATTAACAATGGTTGGAAAATCTCTATAACAAATTTCGGCATATTTAACCATCACTGGATTATTAGTGACTAGATTAAAATCTGAATCGAAATCTTCCCCGTTCATTCTATCTTGGACATCAGTTCCTATACAATTTACAGCCATAATATTTTTGCTAAAATCAAAATATCTAGACATTTCCTGACTATATACATTATGAAAGTGACATACATTATTCGGTGAATTATGTGGATTCCTAAAACCGCATAGATATTCATCGTTACTAAATCTTCTTGTATAACATTGAATACTATTTTCTTCTTTTGAAAATGTAGGATCTTCTTCCCAATTTTCACCTACTGAATAGAGTAGAAGAGCATAAGGATTTCCACAGACAGTCAAATTATCTCCATTTACTAATATTTTGCCTTTTCTCATTCTGTTAACATATTCAAAAATAATTTTTTTCTTTTCATTTCTGAACCATCCACAATTGGCGAAATCAGGATTATGTCTGTATAAATCAGCCAACATTTGATAATGGTTTATTTCATTTGCATATTTTCGTAAAAACTTTTCAAATTCAACATTATCTGTTTTCAATGTTTCGATATATTTAACTGTATCTGATGCGATGTCATACACGTCTTCTTTAGTGCACGGAAGAGTGTTTATCATTTGATAACTTAACTGCTGCGAGTTTTCAAATTTACTTTGATGATCTGTTTTTACAACTCCCCATATGTTGCCATCTTCGCGAATTTTATCACACCAATATTCATAAGCAGAAGATAATGTTCCGCCCATAATATCAATAAATTTTTTCCACTTTATAGAATTATCTGTTGTGATAATCTTGATGTCTTTTAAATAATGTTTACATCCAAACATATCTTCAACTTGATATGTATTATAGTCATGATTATTTTTTTTGCACCAATCTTTAAAGAATAATTGTACATGTCCTTTAAAACCGCACATCTTAAATAAATGATTTCGTAATAAAGCCATCCCATTTATCCATCCCGGCAAAATTGATGATTCAATAATACCCATACCATCCCATAGTGTGTTTTTAACTTCTCTTTCTTCTGATTCAACAATACATTTTTTCTTTTTGTTTCCAGAACTATCAATATACTCTTCAGCTTTTACTACACTCGTAAATGTAGAAAAAAATGAATCCTGATCTTTTAATATTAAAATGTCTTCTACCGGAATTTTTAATGTTCCAACAATAGTAGATGTGGTAAGTGGTGCATAAGCAGACATCTCAACTATTTTTGCGTTATCATAAGACATTTTTTTTCCTAATCCGATTGTAAGCCAATCGTATGCATCATCATATAAGTTTTCATTTATAAAAATAACTTGTCCAACTTTAGCTTTTGCACTCGTTCTAAATAGCATAAGATAATGTATTGTTTCAACAACTTCTTTTTTTGTTTTTTTATCGGTGTGTCTATATGAAATATCTACTCCATTCTGATAAAAATCTTCTCTGATTTTATCTCTATTTTTACCATTGTATAGTTTTTCTTTTTTCCCTATTTCTTTTAGTAAATATTTTATTTTATTTTTATCATCTATTGTCGTTGCATTGTTTTCTAATTTTTCGAGTCTTTTTTTCTCTTCTTCGTAAGAACGACTTCCAAAATCAAAGTCTAAACATATTATATCACGCGTAGATTCTTTATCAGACTTTGGTTTTTTATAAATTTTTATACCATTTTTCTTAAGGTGATAGCTAAACAAGCTATTATTTAACATCGCTTCAGTGTAAGTGAAATAGTCTCTCACTCCAATATTTACATCATAAATCATACCTGCTTTTATATTTTTAATCTTAATTCCGTATTTACTAATTTTACTCACCTCATTCTTATGTAGTTAAACTTATTTTTTATTTTCTTCTGAAAATTTCTTAATATAGTATTTATTATGCATAGCCTTTGACCAATTGATTGCGTGTGCAATTTTCTTAATTTTTGTTCCACCATCTGCACAACCACCTGTACTAAAATCACCAACTGTAATGTTTTCAATTAGATACTTGTGAAATTCGCTCCGATTTGGAATCTGAAGATTATGGCTTCCTGGTGTTACATATGTACTTGTTTTCATAAATTAAATCTCCTCTGTTTTCATAATTTTTGTTTGTCATTGGACTCGCTCCTTTAATTGAGTGATGACTATAAGTTTCATATATTTATTCTCTTTATTTAAATTTGACTATTAACTAATTGCATCATTTCTTTTGGATCAGAGCAGCAGTCTGGAACGTTAGATTCTGACTTACCGCAATAATCCAAACCAACCGTGGATGAAACATCCACAAAAACTTGTGCGATGGAAGATATTTTCTAGGGATATCTTCGCTGCAATTCTAATGTGATAGAAAATATAATTATGTTTTCATTCATATAACTCCTTTCTTTAAATGAAATGAAATTTGATTTTCAAGTTACAAATTCCTAAATGATGTTTATTGAATGTGGGACATATTTTAATTCACCATTTAGAAACAAAATACATAAAGTAGGATTACTTATTATTCACCACTTATTTTTTCGTTTTTTATAATTTTAATTGTATTTTCAACATCTTTAATAAAAGAGCTTATCAATTTTGTTTGACCATTATATAAATCAACATATGATAGATATAATTCTTTTTCGGCTCTTGTAATTGCGACATAGAATAACCTACGTTCATCATCAACATTTTCATTCTTATAGTGTGGCAGGATTTCTTCATTGCATCCAATGATAAACACGACAGGATATTCCATACCTTTTGACTTATGAATTGTAAGTAATTTGACTTTATCATTATCTTTATTCTCCATTTCTGTATTTAACTCATCTATGTATGAAACAAATTCTTTAATGGAAGAGTATTTGGAACAAATATTTTCAAAACTGTTAAGGTTGTCGATTTGTTCAATATAACTTCCATCATCTGATTGCTTTCCTTTTGTAACAAATTTATCAATGTCTAATCTGTTTCTCAAAAATCTTACCAAATCTGAAATGTTGGAATTCTGATTGTTTTGTAAATAATTTATTACTTCAATGATTTCATCGATACCTTTTTTGAATCTCCAATTTCTCCTGTCAATCGTGAACATTGAATTGTATAATGATATATTTCTTTTAAAACTGTTATCTGTTACTTCTTTTAAAAATTTTTTATCTAACCATCGATTTGGTTTATTGTATAGATAAGAAAACGATTCATTATCATTTGTGTTTAACGCAAGTTTAAAGTAAGAAATTATCAATTTGATCTCTGGTAATTCTGTAAAAGTTTTACCATCAACAATTTCAAATGCTATATCTTCATCATGCAGCGTTGACTCTAGTTTTTGTAATTGAGCATTTGTTCTGGCGAGGATGGCAATGTCGTTGTAATCGTATCCTTTAAATTTTAATTCTCCTATTTTTGATGCAACCCATAAACATTCTTCATAATCATCAGGGAAATGTCTTAACTCAGGAATTTGAAAATTTTCTTTATTTGAAATACTCTCTACATAATTTTTGTGTTGAGAATCAGGAATACTTAACGCAAGTTTATTTGCTGTAAATACAATATCTTTGCTACATCTATAATTTGTATTTAGATTAATAACTTTTACATCTTTATAATCAGTATCAAAATTTAGAATAAATCTGCTATCACCACCTCTAAATGAATAAATAGCCTGAAGAGGATCTCCGACGATCATTGTGTTTTTTGTGTTTAATTTTCTTAAAAGTAATGCTTGAGAAATTGAAATATCCTGAAATTCATCAACTAATATATACTGAAAAATATTTCGATACTTTTCTAAAGTATAATAATCAGTATCAAAAATTTTATTTGCCATGTTCAAAAAATCATCAAACTCAATAAGTGAATTGATTTCTTTATACTCTTCATAAGTTTTATATATTTGTTTCATATCCTCTTCTTTAAATGGGGGATCCGGAGTGTAAATTAAATCATCATTTGGGGTTTTCATGTTATTTTTCTGCAACGCAATAAACGATGTAATTTCGTTGTATGGGACATTATCAGAATCGCAAAGTAATAAAGAGTCACTACAAATCCATTTTATTGTTTTTTCTTTTTCCCATGGTGTTGTCCATATTTTAAATTTTTTGATTCCATACACAGAGGAGATAATCTTCAAAGCAAATGAATGAAAAGTCTCTACAGATACATTCGATATATTAAGTTCCATTAGTTTTTCGTTTATATTTTCTTTTGCTTTTTTGCTAAAAGTAATTGCCAGGATAGAAGATGGTAATATATTATGTTCTTCAACCATTTTTTTAATTCTATGGGTAAGAACAGTTGTTTTACCGGAACCTGCTGTGGCAATAACCGCCACGTTTCCTTCTATTGTATTAATAGTTTCTTCTTGTTGTTTATTAAAATTCATATGTCTTATTTTCCTTTCCTTGATGATGTGATTTTTAGAGTATAATCATCATTAATTGTTTTTTCTCTTATTCTGTTTCCAAGATATTCTGTATTTTTATCAATTGTTATTTCGCATAAATTTTGAAAACATAAGCTGTAATCATCCTTTTCTGCATAAGAAAAATATTTATCCGGATTTTTATCAAACCTTTTTTCCGCATTTCCAACCAATAAATCTGTAAACTCTTTATTGAATTCACTTATTAAATTATTCATTTTGAATTTACCAAACTGTTTTAATATAAAATTGCATTTGTCAAGATCTACATAATATGCTTCATATGTTTTGAAAACACATTTGATTTTCTTTTTATATAGTTCTTTCTTTAATACTTCTCCAAATAATTTTGATTTTTTACTATAATATCGTTCTCCAGCATTTTCTATTTTTGCTGCTTTATCAGCAATTGAAACACAATGAGAGTAGTAGTTCATTTCATCTTCAGATGCTTGATGACTATCAATAGAAATATCAACGTGTATATTCCCGTTTTCATCAATAATATTTTTGCCGCTTGATATTTCTTCGTTTACTCTATAAACCTCTCTCCAGATAACTAATCCTGCAGATTTTAAATAATCAAGTGCATTTGTTATGTACCATTCAATCATGTCATCAGCTTTGTCATAAAATTCATTTATAGTATCTAAAGAACACTGCGTTTCTTTACTCGTATCTTCTCTGTTGTATTTAACAAGATTATAATTTTTATTTACCATATTAATTTCTCTCGCCCATTTTCCAACTGTTATATCTATTTTGTTATTTTCGTCGTGACCATTAATTAAGTTAGTAAGTAGAAGAGGAACAATATATTGATATAATGATTTTGTCATCTTATTGAAATTTGATGGAAGAGGATAGTCATATACTTTTTTGATTCTATATGTTCTGCCACCTAAATCTTCAATGTTACAATATCGAGACATTTTTGTAAGTAAAGTCTTTTTATAGTTACTTATAAAACGTCCATTTTCTTTATATGATTTTTTCTGCGCATCACTCCCATATAGCTCTACTAATTTTTTTTCTGTAATTTTCCCTTTTTTGATATTTAATTTGTTCACGTGTTTTCTCCTTAAATTAGTTTTTTATCGTTTTTTGCACACCTAAAATGCCAATTTTCCCAGTGTTTATAAGGGTTTAGAGAGATTTCGCATCCTTTCATTTCTCCCTAATATATATATAATATAGGGAGACTTTAAAGGATGTTTTTCGTCAAAAACCCAGTGTTTATAAGGGTTTAGAGAGATTTTAATTGAATTTTTTATCCATTTTATAGTGCGCGAAGGGGGTCTGGGGGAAGTGCAAAAAAGAGCATAATTCATTTAGTCGCACTAGCAGATTGTGAGCCTTGGCGAACAAGGTGCGTAGTAAGACTTATGAATTTGGTCTTCCTTCCCCCAGTTAATAATTCTCTCTTTATAAATAATTTTTTTGATATAAATTCGTAATTCCTTATATATAGAGAGATCTAGGTAATGTTGGATCCACTTCAGAAAGAGCCGCAGGCGACCCTTTCTTCGTGTCTCCGTTTCACTTTGCTTCGCAAAGTCTTTGCTGACGCAAAGATACAATTTAAATTGAAATAGAAAAATTTTTTATAATTTCTTTTATGCTTCTTCATTAAATCCTTATTTTCTTAAATCATTATTTACAATTTGCTCATATCATTTCTCCCTTTATTATTAAAAATATTTGAACGGTTTCTTTGTTTCATACTTTAATTCTCTTAACGATTTAAAAATTTCTATAAAAATTCATAGTATTGTGCTACTATGTAAATATCAAAAGGAATAGGAGAGTAGTACTATGAGTTTTTTGGATGAATTAAATGAAATATCAAAAACACCGGAGGAAGCTGCTACAGAAAAGTATCAAGATGATTATCAATATGGTATGAAGTTTGCTGAATATGATTTCATGGAAGTTAAAAGCGATATAAAAGAAAAGGCAAAAGAGGGTAAGTATATTACAGAAGATGGCAAAAAGATTATTTCTTTCTATGAGGAATGTTATTTAAATAAATTTTCTCGTCCTATTGTAGAGGATTTGTCATTTTCTGAAAACAGAATGATAGAAACAAAAGTACAATTTAAATTTGAAGGAATCGGATATTATGATGGCTATGTTCATCATATAAATAAATTAGCTGAAGAAAATGGAATGTCAATGAAGGTTGTAGGGACTGTACTTAGAGAAACAGATTTAGGAGTGGATCAAGAATTTGATCTTCCTGATCCGCAAATTTTTCATTCAAAAATGTATAAACCATTAAAGATAATGTTGCATTGTAGAATTGAGTTTTAAATATAGCGGTAGTACATTCTAATTAATTTGATGTGTTTTTAGAAAAAAAAAGGGGATTTTGTCGAAATATGTAAAAATATCTTGATAAAAATATGAAAGTATAGTATTATAATTGTAAATTGTAGGTGTTTTAGAGTAGAATAAATAGTAATTATAATTTATTTTATAGTTGCTAAAAACAGAAAGAGCAGAAGAGTTCATTAGAATTCTAATCTGCTCTTTTTGTTTTATTTGATACAGACACATAACAAAGCAAACATACTTTCGATTTTATATGGATAAATTTTAAATTTTTTGTTATGATACATATAGTAGGAGGTGTGCTGCATGAATAATAAGTCATATATTGCGATTGATCTAAAAAGTTTTTACGCATCAGTAGAGTGTATAGAACGTGGCTTGGATCCAATGGATACGAATTTAGTTGTTGCAGACAACAGTCGTACAGAGAAAACAATTTGTCTTGCAGTAACGCCGTCTTTGAAATCATATGGTATATCTGGAAGACCAAGATTATTTGAGGTTGTGCAGCGGGTGCAAGAAATTAATGCAACAAGATTATATCGATTGAAAAAGAATGAGTTTCCCGGACAGTCATATAGTAAAAAAATTCTTGATACAAATCCGGATTTAAAAGTTGATTATATTGTGGCTCCACCACGTATGGCTTTTTATATGAAATATAGCACAAGGATTTATAATATCTATTTGAAATATGTTGCTCCTGAAGATATCCATGTATATTCTATTGATGAAGTATTTATGGATGTGACTTCTTATTTGAATACGTATGGATTATCCGCAAAAGAACTTGCACAGAAGATGATATTGGATGTCTTGAATACAACTGGAATTACTGCAACCGCAGGAATAGGAACTAATTTGTATCTTTGTAAAATAGCAATGGATATTGTTGCCAAACATATACCTGCAGATGAAAATGGTGTGAGAATTGCAGAATTGGATGAAAAGTCATATCGAGAGAAGCTATGGGAACATAAACCATTGACTGATTTTTGGCGAGTAGGTAGAGGGTATATTAAAAAATTAGAATCTGTAGGACTATATACAATGGGCGATATCGCAAGATGTTCTCTTGGAAAAGAGTCAGATTATTATAATGAAGACTTGCTGCGTAGAATGTTTGGTAAAAATACAGAGCTTTTGATTGACCATGCATGGGGTTATGAACCGGTTACAATTTCAGATATAAAAGCATATAAGCCGGAGAGCAATAGTATTGGAAGCGGACAGGTTTTACACTGTGGAACTGATTTTGATAAAACGAAAATTATTGTGCGTGAAATGACTGAGATGCTGGTCTTAGATTTGGTTAGTAAGAATCTTGTAACGGATCAGATTGTATTAACGATTGGCTACGATAGAGAAAATCTATTAGATTCTTCCAGAATGAGTAAGTATAAGGGAGAGTTCTCTTTTGATCAATATGGGAGAAAAATTCCAAAACATGCTCATGGAACAGTAAATTTAGATAGTTATACGTCTTCTACTAGCGTGATTGTAAGAGCTGTGCTTGATTTATTCAGTAGAATTGTAGACGAAAATTTACTTGTCAGAAGAATCAATATGTCTGCAAATCATGTGATCAGCGAAAAGGAAGCGAAACAGGATAGATATGAACAGCTTAATTTATTTGATATGATTTCTGAAAAGGAAGATGCAGTAGACCAGGAACAACTTAAAAAAGAAAAAGATATTCAGAAAGCTATCTTGGATATCAAGAAAAAATTTGGGAAAAATGCAATTTTAAAAGGTATGAGTTTACAAGAAGGAGCTACTGCAATAGATAGGAATAATCAAATTGGTGGACATAAAGCATAGGGGTGTGTTATGGGTAAATACGATGATATTATTGATCTGCCACATTTTGTCTCTAAAAAATATCCTCAAATGAGTATGCGAGATAGAGCTGCTCAATTTTCTCCATTTGCTGCATTGACAGGTTATGATGCAGAAATTAAAGAGACTGCAAGATTGACAGATAAAAGGATTGAATTTGATGAGGATGTTTTGGATAGGCTGAATGAGAGATTGAATATTTTAAGAAAATGCTTAGATGACGGTGATGTTGATCCGGATATCAGAATCACATATTTTGAAAAAGATTTAAAGAAAGATGGTGGAAAGTATATTACAATGAGTGGGAGAGTGAAGAAGGTACACGAATACAGAAATGTTGTAATATTTGAAAATGGAACTGAGGTACCGGTTCATGATATTAGTGATATAGATGGGGATATATTTAATAAATATTATTGAAAAAATTAGGCTCGCAATCCCATTAGCTTTAGCTCGTGGGTAGTTCACGGTATTGGATGATTATAGGGTGATTATAAATAATAGCAGTTGGTTCTTAAGGACTTATCTTAGGAATTGGCTGCTTTTTTGTGTCAGTAATTTTGAAAATAAGGTACTTCGGTAGAGAGGTAATTTTGTGTGATGTTTTTATACCGGGGGATGCCAGTATTTATGTGGGTACACTTAGGGGTAAGGTGACGTGGTTTTCTGGATTTTGATAGTGTGTTTTATATGTAATTTTTTGGAATATAAGTTGAGTTCGGGAAAATGCAGTAACGGTAAGAGTTTGTTTGGGGTTTGAATGGATATTGTGGTGGATTTTGGTTATTTTTGGACTGTTTAGAATGGTAGAAATGCAGTGTTTATGCTTTGTTGGTCGAGAGAGTTCCCGAAGTATTTTTAGGTAATTTTTTGGATTTTTGAAGTGGAAGATGAAAATTTTGGTGTTGAAATCGGAGGTCGAAATTTTGGTAGTGAGGTGTGGATAGAACCCATACCTGCTATATTTGATGTATAACAGGTGCTAAAAATGTTTAATACCGCCCCTATTATGGAGTGGCATAATACTACACTATTATGTTGCTTTAGGGACTTTTGGCACATTGATGAAAAGTGCAAAAGTTTTGATTGTAAAGATCTGAAAACAGGGGGCGGTATATAGAGATTTTATGGACAATCTGTTGATTTTTGTGTGTGTCTTTTACGTAGCAATGAAACATTGCATCAGGTGGGATTTTAGACTCAAATTCATGGATTCCTGGACAAGTTCGGATTTTTGGTGAAAATTTTTAATAATAAAAAAGTTATCCACATTCTGTTGATAACTCAAAATAATATGTGGATAACTTTTTGCCTTAAAACTTACCTCAAAACAAAATTTCCCACCAGACACACAAAATTAAACAAAAACCAACACATATTCCCCACTTGCAATCCAAAATAACCTACAAATGAGTACCACATCACCACTTTTATACCATTTTTTAAAATCAAACTTATCCACATCATGTGTATAACTATGCAATAATTTGTGTATAAATATACATCAAAAAAAATACATCAAAACAATACTACACTAATAATAGTAATAATTCCTAGTTTACCTAAACATCCTACACAACAACGTGATGCAGTCCACACAAACACACAACTATACTCACTATTATTACACAAGTATTACATGTGTATCATATAACATACTATAACTATACAGTCATAACACAAGTTAATATACACTAACATACACACTGACACGATAACATACAAAAAATAGCGACGCCATATCAGCACCGCTATCATACTTATGCTACTTGTTTATAATTGTTATAATCGATAATTGACACCTCTTGTAAACATTGTTTAGCCATATTAACAATCTTTTCTATTTCCTGTACAACGTCACCGGTATAAATAATCTCATTGCATTCTGTACATTTATAACATGGTACATTTCTGATAATAACAAGACAGTTTCCTAAATCCGTAACGTCTGTTGTATATCCCTTTTCAGCGACTGCGCCGCATTCAATACATAACATATAATATCACACCTTTCTGGTCTTAAAATCACTTTCCCACTGATCCGGGTTAGGATAGTATGCTGTTATCAAATAAATGTAATCACAATCGTGACTAACCACAATATGAATATATTTATTATTTACCGAAAATCCTAGTATCAAACAACTGGGCAAAGGTTTGTCATCTTCATACTGTTTTTTGACTTCTCCTGTCTCAATACCATTTATAATGTCCGTGATAGTAATATTTCTTTCTATTAGTCTTTCTTTCGCATGTCTTGTTAAAACTATCTTATTAGGCACATTTAACCTTTTCAAAACTTCGATATCAATCAAATACAATCATCCTTTCTCAATATTGTTGTCATTACTGACTATAATTATAATAACACTAAAAACAGTGCAAAGTCAAGCACTAAAATTAGTGTCAGAAGTATTTTATCTTTTCCTCTTCCGTCGGTATAATCTCGATTATATCCGACGGTTGACATCTTAAAATAAGACAGATCGTATTGATTGTATCTGTAGTAATACCTTTACCTTGCCGTATGTTTTGCATGGTAGCCTGGCTCATAATCTTATCTTTGCGTATTTTAGTAGCATTATATCCACGATCTGCGAGTGCTTTTAATATATCTATTTTATATCTAAACATACTATCTATAAATCCTTTACTTATTATTACAGATAATTATACCATAGATCACAATCAAATAAAAGCTACACACTCATAAACCGTGTTACTACTTATTATATGCGGTCAAAAAACTTTATACATCTAACATTACTTACTCAATCATAATTTTACAATTATAATCAATCGCATTACATAGCTTTATTACATCACTGACAGTTAATTCCTTTTTTTTAAAAACATTTTGTAATTGCTGAGGAGATATTCCTATTTTCCGCGCAACGTGAGCATTAGTGATTCCCTTTTCGATCAAATAACTTCTATAATCACTTAAAAACTGTTCTGTATTTTTATATTCTAACATGGATTATACCTCATTTCTTTTAAAGTCTTTTATTATACCATATTTTGTTTATAAATATAATTATACATATTTACTAAAATAAAGCAATACAATAGCGTGTTTGATTATAAATATGTACTAAAACAATAAATATATAAATAAAACTATTTACAAACATAAATAAAAGTGATAAGATATAATCAAGTTAAACGACAGATACACAGATAACAAATGAGATTGCAAACAAAGTGTCAGCCGTAAAACTTGCATAGGGTGTACAGATTTACTGCACGATACATAATAATTTAAGCATCTAAAGTGTAGCATATCTGAAAAGCAAAGTCAATTCTGGCTGAGCGATACCCAACTACAAAAGGAATTTGCACTTTGAAAAGTGAATAGTGAAATGTTAGATCATATAATAACAATGTCTGAGATTTTCTTTTCGATGTTATTACGTTTTGATTTTATAATGTTGTCACGAGATTTTTCAGTGTGTAAACTAAAATAATGTTCTCGGCTTTTATATATGTTTATTGTTATATTTGTTTTATTTTTTACTTTTAAGTAGTCGCAATAGCGATATATAGCAATTTCACCGGATTTTATTTCTTCAACATAAAAATCGCCGTTTTCTAATTTTTTAGGTTTGCCTGAAATTGACGATTCACCACAGACAAAAAAGAAATATATATTTTCACAAATATCATGATATTTTTTTATCATTTCTCTGTCTTTGTCTGTGATTGGGAAAGTCCAACTTTTATAAATGGTTTTCCTATTTTGACAGTTTTTCGTGTATTTCATTATAATATAAAAGTCTTCGCTTGTATTAGTTGTCATTTTGATAACCTGAATTTCATCGGTACTTTCTATTATAGAAGGTGTTGTATCAGAATTATGTTTAAAAAAAGAAAACATACAAGCGCCGAAATAAAAATCTTGTGTCTGTATTCTATAATTGCCCATGATATAAAATCCTTTTTCTTTTATGGTAACATAAATTGACAAAATATACCATTCAGAACATTTGTTTTTTATCATAGTATATTGTATAATATAGCCTAACAGGAGGTGATATAGTGGATATAAATAATAATGCTGAATTGTCCAATACAATCAATAATTTAATTAAAGAGTCAGGCATAAAAAAAATAGTGCTTGCTGAAAAAATGGGTATTGTAAATCAAAATTTGAATCGAAAAATAAATAAAAAAAATTTATCTTTAGACGAAACAAACGACATCATAAACCCATTAGGATATAAAGCAAAAATAGTAATCGAAAAAGATTAAAAAAATAATCAAAAAACGATTGACAAACATAAAAACATATGATATTATATAATCACAAAAGGAAAACAAAAGAGCAGTTGTCACAAGGCTACCAACCAAAACAACTGCTCAACAAAACACACTTCTTGCAAAGTGATTATATATATTCTAACATTTTAGTATTCACTTTTCAAGTCGTGTTTCACAAATTCTTGTGAAAAATTCCTTTTAAAAATTATTTTATAAGATTGAAAGCAAGACTCCTGAGAGTAATTCGGGTAACTGTTTTCTGAAATATTCTGCAATAGATATTTTCGGAACAGCGAGGACATGAGCTAAGAGGGTAGGGAGTAACTACGAGTAAAGAATATAGGTTAAACAAAAGTATTTTAGATATGATTAGTTTCAAGGTTACCTGCCAGAAAGAGGTGGCTGGGGTAGTTGATAAGGGTATATATTGTAGATACAGACAGGAATAAAATTTATTATTGTTTGATTGTGCAGTTTATATACTCCCCGCTGAGAGAATCCAGCAAAGGAACAGTGTACTGCGGAACGGCTTAAACATCACATAATGGAAAGAAAGTGATACATCCGCAGAAAGTCATAATGACTTTAGAAATAAACAAATTAAAAACAAATTTTTCACTTCCAACAGAAAGGAGGTGAAAAACGTATGTACTATATAACATACGACAATGAAACAGTCGTGTACAATTCTGATCACAAGCAACTTGTAAAGTGTCCAGCGGAACAAGAAGCAAAAGAATATATACACGACAACTCATAAATTATTGTAACTTGTAAATCAGGACTTGTCAAGTCGGCAAGTCCTTTAAATAATAATACGGAATAACAAAAAATAAAACCTTGTATAGGCACGACAAGAATAAGTCCTATCAAGTGCAATACTTCCGTATTAAGATTTTCCAGGAAGAAAAAACAATGTGAAAGACGTGTGACGGTGGCAAGGAGTACACACAAAAATAACTAGGAATTGCAAAAGCATCGGAACGGCTAACACTTCCGAAAGGCTCAAGATCAGCAATGCCTCATAGTTGTGCTGACATTAAGGAGCTTGTATATCTCCTTTTTAAAACAGATTATACAAGGTTTATCGTAAGTAACTATTATCCTAAAATAGTTGGAGCAGGAAGTCTAAAATTGACATGATGTCTGTATCTGTACCTAAAATAGAACTAAAAACAGACCGTGAGTACTTTAGTAGGCAACACGTAAAAACTTTATCAATCCTATAGAATATGGATGTAATAAGCAAAAATTAAGTCACGCCTTAGTCACTGGTGTAGAATAATCTACAACAAACTTTGAAACCGCTTAAAATTATGCTTAATATCTGTTATCGGTATACGGATATCCAGTCCGGCGTGAGTTCATGACTCTGACAGATATTTTAAATAGAGAATAAACAATCAAATAAGAATGAGAGAGGTAATCAAAATGAGAAGTAAGAAAAGAAACATGAAAACAAAAATCCGCGAAGTTACAACGCTGTTAATGCCGATTGTCTTTACGGTCGGAATGGTTGGTTACTGGTTGGCTTTTGGATATTAAGAAAGAGTGAACATTATGAAAATACCTATGGCATACCACGAATTGTATACTTTTAAGTAGTTAGAGTTTACAGGATAGAGGAAGTAATTGAATAATCCGGACACGTTCCGGCACTGTCAAGAAAAATATTGCACCATAACTAAAAATTTGCTATATTATATTAAGAGGTAATAGAGAAAGTAGGTGAAGGAAATAACTTTACAACAAAAAATAAAAGTTGCTTGTGATGAGGCTGGAATATCATTGACAGAATTGGGTGCAAAAATGGGAATGAGTCAAGCGTCTATTTCCAAAAGGGTAAAAACTGGAAAATTTACGCAAGAAGAACTAGAGAAGATGGCTAGTATTATGGGATGTAAATATACATCTGCTTTTGTTTTCCCGAATGGGAATAGAATAGGCTAAGAAAAGACATTATACGTTTGTATGATGTCTTTTTTATTACAATCATACATTCCGAAAACGTAAAATAAATTCTAAAAACATATTGACATTCCGAAAACTTCATGCTATATTAAGCATAACGAAAACGTAATGATTAGTAAGTTTTCGGAAATAGCACCTTGTCAATTTCATATAGCTAATCAAATACAACGCGTTTATACGAGCAGATAACACTGTTTAAGTACAGAACTCTTATAAGCGGAAAATCAGCAAGTGAATTAAGGGAATAAACCGTAAACAGGCTGTGCTGTATGATGTTCTAGTCTATCGGTATAAGTCCGATACTGACGAGCAAGAGCGAAACTAGAAGAGAATAAGAAAACAGATATATAAAGAAAGGTTAAAAGGTGGAGAATATGAAAAGAAACAAATTATACGGAACAACATTTTGTGGAAATGAAGCAAGCGACTATGCAAAAGAAAACGGTTATCTTGACTATGCGACGTTTTCAAAAGCATTTGATGCTGTGCTGAATAATAGTATTATGGAAAATACTTGTGAAGTTGGATTTTGGGAGCAAGAAAATGGAATTATTGATAATTCTGAAGAAATCGACGCACTAAAAGAAGAAATCACTGATATTGAAAATCGTTTGGAATTTTTGACAGATGAAGAAATAGAAGAAGCTCAAATGCTGCAAGAAGAAATTGATTCTATTCAAGAACAAATTGAAGAGTTAAAAGAAGAACAAGAGCAGTCATACAATCAAGATATCTTTCAATATTTTATCGTATCAGACCAGGGCGCGGAAATGATTAAACAGTATACAGAAGATCCTTTGTTTTATAATGAAACTCTTGACATGTATGTCTGGGGAATTACACACTTGGGAACAGCTTGGAGTTATGTTTTAACAGACGTTAAATTAAATTGCAAAGAAGAAGCGTTTGAATAAGGAGTGTTCTAAACTATGACAAATAAATTTTTAAGACGTGTTGTCGATGAATCAATCATTGATACACGGAAATACAGATATACATATAATGCCGGAAATGGAAATATTGAACGTTTACCACTGGAAAAGCTAAATACAACATATGCTTTAACAGATTGGGAAGTAGTCGGAAACGTAAGGGATTTATAGAAAGAGGTTTGAATGATGAAGCGGAAAATATTATATATCGGTGCTGTTGCAATTATTTCTTTTACCACATTTATAATAGGAAGAAACTCGGTTGAAAACACACCGAAACAAGCTCAGGAAACAGTCGCAGAAATGCCGGAAACATATATTGACACAGAAGAAATCGAAAGCGTTACTATTGGAACAGAGGGGTTTGAGTTAAATTTTTCGGACGGAACTGGTTATTATATCGAAACAGACGTTGCACCGGATAGCGGATATATCAATGTAAATGATATAAAAGGTTGGGAAACCTGGAACGATGATGAAAAAGTATATCTATCTGTATGTGATTGGATAATCAGCAAAGAGCCATATACAACAAATACGAAAGCGGAAAGAATGGGATAGGAAGAGACATGATGGAAAATTTTTATAACAAGCATCAGATACAGTTGATCAATATTACACAGAGGAAACACAAGATTGAGCTGATCTCGGTTGAAAGAAGTGGAACGAAGCAAAAGGAAAGGAGTCATGATTATGATAACAGTAGGAAAATCTTTAGCAGATTATACGTTTGAGGAATTGGAAGCCTTGGATAAGAATATACTAACGAATGAAGAGTGTGAGCAGATTCGGGAGAATCCTCTCGTAACACTGGATATTTTGGGAAGCAGTTCATACAGACGCGGTAGAACATGGATAGATGTTCATATCGAAAATGAAGAACGACAATGCAACATAGATGTATACGTATAGAAAGCACTTGTAATTATACAGGTGCTTTTTATTATAGAAAACTTTACATATTAAAGGAGATTAGAAAAATGAGTAGAAACGGAAAACTTGAACCTATGGAAGTGGAAACAATGATGAATGAAGCAAGAATGCTAAACAATATCATTGAAGTTGGAGAAAGAATGATCGTATCTGACAAGATGGAAGAAGCAAGATCGAAACATGATGGAAGAGAAAAGGCAATTATCAGCATTAATCCATTGCTTATCCATGTACCAAACTGGCAAAGAGAATTAAGGGTGTCTATTGCAAAGAAAATCGGATCTGAATTTAGCTCTTATAAATGGGATTTGCCTAAGATTATGTGCAAGAATGATAAATTTTATGTTGTTGACGGTATGCACAGAATCATTGGTGCTTATTTTGGAAATATGAAATTGATTCAGGTTGAAGTATTGATCGGAATTACAGAAGCAGAAGCGGTTGACTTATTCTTGTCACAGCAAGACGATCGAAAAACCATGACTCCTGTCGATATCTACAGTGCGGCGCTCGTAGCTAAAAAAGAAGAATATGTTACATTAAAATCTATCTGTGACAGAAACCACATTGCTGTTAAGGGAGACAGGAACCCAGTAAAAAATCCTATTGGTATTTTAACTTCTGTCTCTGACGGTGCAAAGATGTCGAGAGTTTGTCCGGATTTATTAGACAGAATTTTACAACTTATCGTAAAACTACAATGGAACGGAGGTAAAACTTATCGCGAAGGAAAGGCATTCAGCGCGAAAGTATTAAGAGTATTTAGAAAATTATATGCCTACTACTCTGGAAGAGAGACAGACATGGAAAGAGTTCTGTTGAATAACTGTAAAGGAAGTAAATATTTTAATGATAATTTATCAGAGAAGTGGCAAGATTCATTATTTGATTTCCTTTCCGGTGTGATCGAAAGGAATATTGATATTCCGGGAATTGAGTCTAAGACAACACGAAAAAGAACATCAAGAAAAGCAGTAGCAAAGACTGCATAAGAAAAACTTACATATTACGTTCTGTGAGTGTCACAGCTTGCAGAATGATTTCAGGGAAATAAAAAATACAACAAATAAACACAACAACAAAAGGAGAATAATACAATGGAGATTTTGAGCGAATTTACAATTTGCGGAAATAAGTATTGCACTGTAAGAACAAAAGGCAGTGTATCAGTGGTGGAAAAATGGGAGTATAACAACGTAGTGAACAAGTATATGAGGAATGGAGGAAATAAGAAATGAATGTGATTGAAACAGTTATGACGGAAAAAGAATGGAAGAAACATAATAAAGAATGGTTAGAAGGATATGTTATAGCTGCTACGAGCCAGAAGTTTAAACGGTGGAAGCGCAGACTGAACTTTCAAAAGTTCTCTGGATTGATTTTGCTTCTTATCGCGTTGTTTATGACAGAAACGGATGCAAAAGTATATATTACTGTATTAGGTGTGGCGCTGATCGTGTACTGGAAACCATTTTGTAAGTAAGAATTATTAGAAAGAAAGTAGAGGAAAATATTATGAATATCGAAGTAAATAAGACAAATGTAAAAGTAGAAGGAAATAACCTGGTGATCGAATTAACGGAAGAATTAAGGAAATCTTTAGGAATAAGACAGAGTAAACCACTTTATGAATGCAAGGTTGGAAACGTGATTGTAGACGACATTGGAAATGAATGGTATGTGGTGGAACAGGATATTGAGAACAATAGAACCAAAGTTTGGAAAAAAGAACTTCTTGAAAAAACTTATAGATTCGACAGTGAATTAAATGATTTTAGAACTTCTGAAATCAAGAATGTGTTGAATGATGAAAATGGGGATATTCTGACTGATATCTATAAAGGGTTTGGAAAAGAAAATGTATTGATTGATACAGTTGATTTACTATCTATGGATGGGTTGCACACTTACGGAACATGTGATTGTAAGGTGCATTTAGGAACTTTTGATGATTACAGAAAAGCCAGGAAGAATGGTATGTTTAGGACAGAAAATGAAAAACCGTTTTGGTTAGATACACCAGACAGTACAAATGAAGGATGCTCGGCTTCCTATGTTCGGATTGTTCGCGGTAATGGTCTCGTGTACTACCGCGATTGCTATTGGAACGTTTATGGTGTTCGTCCGTTTTGCTCTTTAGACTCTTCAATCTGTGTATCAGTTGAATAACGTAGAACTTTGGAACAGTCAGGAACAGCTTTTTGCTGTTCCGTATGTTATGGAAACAAATAATGATTTTATCGGGAGGAAATAATGATGGAAAGATTTAAAAATTGGGAATGTAATTCCTATAGATTTAGTAATAAAAGAAAAGATTATGGATATCAGGATTTAAAAAAATATTTTTTCATTGATGGAAGTGAAGTTATTTATTGTAAGAAAGATTTTGGAGTATGCAAAGCTGGAAATTATTATCTTGTATCAGAAGGTTCTTTTTATGGATGTGGTTTTGTAGTAAATGATTGGACTCCTTTTGATAAGTGGCAAGGCAAAGAGTACATGAAAGATGGTTTGGAATACAAAGAAGGAATGAAATTTATATGGCATCCTATGAATAGAGCAACGAAGCAGGTTGAAGTAGAACATCCTCATTGCGGGAAAATTGTTACTGTTATTGGGCTAGAAACAATGGATAGAGTAAAAGTGTCTGTTGATGATTTTCCAAACTGTAACGACAGAAAAAATGCTAATCAATTTGTGGCTGATAAAGATGAATTGATACCTATGAAAAGATAATTTTATTAGGAGGAAATTAAGATGAAAGCAGTTAATATTAAATGGGATACAGACGGAGATTTAGAGTTATTACAGGAATTACCTAAAGAGATAGAAATTCCAGAACATTTTATAGATGAAGATTTTGACATAGAAGATTATTATGAAGAAATTTCTGATTATATTTCTGATGTTACTGGATTTTGTAACTATGGTTTTGAACTGATAAATGAATAAGAGATAATTTTAAATGGAGGAAAATACTATGAGTAAAATTAAATATACTAAAAAAGTTACATATGAAATGGAACGCTATCCAGAAAAATGCAAAGAATGTCCTTGTTTTTCACAGAAACCATATAGCTGCATGAATGAAAAAGGTATGGAGGCAAGATGCGAATTGGGGTATATGGATGGGAAAGACACGAGAGATTTTTATGGAAATATAAAATGTTCAAGTTGTATGATCGAAGAAGATGATAGAGTTAAACTTATCGATAGATAAAAGCACGATTTTAAAAGAATAGGATGATAAAACAATGATGAAATTTACAATGAACGCAAAAGAATTAAAAGCAATGATGGAAAAAGGATTGGCAGCCATTGATAAGAAAGTAACACTTGACAGCTTGAAAAAGTTATATATGCAGGTCGAAGAAGATGGAACGGTGAAAATGTGTGGTACCGATATGGAACATTTTGCAGAAATAAGAACAAATAATGCATTTGACACAAGTCCAGGTGTTTTGGGGATTGACATTGACGATATCAAGATCATTTCCAAAATGAGCGGAGATGTTACGCTAGAAGATGTTAGCACGGAAATGCAGCAGAGAATAAACATAAAGTGCGGAAAAAAGATTGTTACTATTCCACGGTGTGCGAATACAGATATTTTTCTTCCAGCAATGGATGATACAGAAGCGCATATTATTACAACAACGGAGAGTTGGTTATTGGAAACAATCGCTAATCTTTCTTTATTTGTGGCAGGAGATGACGCTAATAAAATGATGAACGTATTCAACTTCAACACAAAGCGGAAGCGTGTAGAGGCTGTGGACAATCGCAGAATTGGGACGAGATCACTTGAGAATCAGAAAATTATCACAGAAACGGAAAATCCATTTGACACTGTAAAACTCCATGTGAAATGCTTGCCGGTATTCAAGAAAATCATGGATAAAAAATCAGATGCGGAAGTCAAAGTATATCAGGATCAGAAATATATCAGAATTTCCGGAAAAGATTTTACATACGTTATCAGAAGAATTGATGGACAATATTTCAATATTGAACAGATGTTGTGTGATAGCAGAGATTTTGTATTCAATGCTGATAGAGAAGAAATGTTAAAAATTATGAAGTATAACGCAGATATGGTAAAAGAAGAAAAGGAGCCTACTATCTTTCATAGTGAGAACGGAAAACTTTACACATATTTGCAGACTTCCAGATATCAAACTTTTGACGAGATTGAAACGGAAAATCTTGTAATGGACGAGGACTTATTTATTGGATTCAATTCACATTATCTTGTGGATGTATTATCAGTTATTGATTCAGAGAATCCGGTATTCAGAGGAAGCAAAAGAAATGCTCCAATGTACATTGATGGAAATGAGTACAATTTCTTGATTCTTCCGATCAATATTGCTGAAGAAAGTTATATTATAAATTTTAGAACACAACTTGATAGAGCAGCTTAACGGCTGCTTTATCTTTTGAAAGGAGACATTACTATGGAAGAAATTAAAACAAAACTAATTGAATCGTTATTAAAAACTATTACATATGATGACATGACGTTAGAACAGGAACGTCTCGTAGTTGAATATGAAACGGAAAAATTAAAGCCTAAAGTGGATGATCTAAAGCGTACAATGTCTAAAGAGCAGTTAGAAGAAACCATACACGAATGGTGGTTAGATTATCAGATTGCAGACGAAACAGAAAATAATCTGATTGCCTATATCCAGTAACACAATAAAAGAACGCTTTGTATGGAGGATATAGTAAGTTATGTATGGGAAACTTTTCATAGCTGATTCGTGTGCAATAAGCGATTCTAATTGAAATACAGATTTTTAGAGAAGGAAATAACATGGACACACAGAAAATTGCGAAAATATTATATAATCTGTCTTTAGATATGGATTATGCGGACTCTTTAGAATACAAAGATGAAGAAGTAAAGTGTATCACAGAAGAACTGGAAATTTTAAAACAAAATGAATGTTTCAGTACGCTGCAAATGTTGGAAATGATCGCATTGAAAAATGAAGATATGGAACATTGGAAAGAGGGAAAATAGTATGTCATTAAGAGAATATCTAAAAGAACTGAAAATTGATCAAATTGAAGATGATACAGAATTTTGTGATAAGGAATACAATGCGATAATGGACTATTGCACAGAACGGAAATTCTTAATCACAGATGCTGATTTAGCATGTATCGTTAATCGTGGTCTGAACGATAGCTTTGAATACAGGCGTGCAGAATATATCGAGAATTTGTGGTTAGAATTCGGAGACGTTCCAATGAATCCTGAAACAGAATGTATTGAGGAAGAGTGGAACGGATTTGCCGCAGGAACACACCGAGAGGAAATTTGGGAGTGGTTTGAAGAAACTTATGGTGTTAGTGTCGGAAAAGATTTGATGGGATTATAGGAGGAAATGATTATGGCAAAATATATTGTAGATTATTATGAAACATATAGCAAATCATATGAAGTAGAAGCAAATAGTAAAGAAGAAGCGGAAGAGATTGTAGAGAATGATATTTTTGAAGGACGTAGACAAGCACCATATAATTGTACAAATTCATGGTTCGAAACAAATGAAATGAATGAGTTTTCATATCTAGTAGACGGTGTAACTTCTTGTTGTGGTTATGATTTTGGAACAGATATGGATAAAGTAAAATTCTGTCCTATATGCGGAACAGAATTAAAAATAAAATAATAATAGGAAATCAGGATTTCAAGTGGAGGAATAAATATGATTGATAGAGTTGGGAAACAAAAGAAAACAAACTTAAATTCATCGCTTTTAGCAAGCAGAATTTTTGATTGTATATCTGATGGATATGATGATGAAGAATATAAGGAAACAACTGTTGCTTCTTTGTATAATGAGTTGTCACAAATTCCGTCAGATAGTTCTATTAAAGCTGCATTTATTGCATTATGTAAAAAAATAGAAGAGTTGGAGGAGTAATACAATTTCTGAAATTAATAACAGAAACTAGAATTTGATTAGAATAAAATCGGAATTTCAAGATAAGAAAGGAGAATAAAAAATGGATATACAAAATATTTCTAAAAAGGATAGAGAAGTAACAATAAGTTTATCAGCAGATGAATTAGTAAAAATCTGTAATACTTTCTACCAAACGGAAGGAAGGAAAGATGACTTGTATCACAAACTTTATAGCGAACTTATGATTGCAAGAGATTTATGCCAATATGGTCATATTGATAATTTCTGTCTAAGTAGAATTGTCAAAAATAGGAATAGTTGTATGGATAAAATAAAGGGTGGAGTATTACCACAAAAACAAGCAGAAATATTCAATACATACATAGTGTGAAATGATATGCCGATGGCTTTTGGAAATTCAGATTGGAATATGATTTATTCTATGATTGTTGGAAATACAAATAGTGACAAAATTAAAGAGTGGAGAAACAGATCTTATGAGTAAAGAAGAATTTTTAAATTACATAATTGATTTTGCAATGGACACAGAATGGGGAGATTTAAAAAGAAGAGAACAGTTGAGAGCGTTGTTTACTTCATGGTGTTTTATTTTTGGAATAGATGCAGATACAAAGGAATGCGATGACGTTTTAGGTGCGATTTGTTTCAGAGCAGCTTTTGAAATGATAGAAGAGTTTGAAAACTATATGGTTGAGTTGATTGTGTAAAGGAGAATATGTGAATATGATTGGAAAACAAATTAAACTTTATGATATTTACAATTTACCACATGGAACACAAGTAACCATTGCTATAAATAAAAATGCATTCATGCCGGCGGTGTCATTCGGAGATAAATTTGGATTACGAAGCGGAGAATTTAAGACGGCAAAAGATATCGAAGATAATGGATGGGAAACATTCTTAGGTTGGAGTTGAAACTCGTATTTGTTTTAAAGATTTGAGGAAAAATATTATGGACGAATTAAAATTAGCTTATTTGGCTGGAGTAAAGGTTGGAATAGAATCTTTAGTTGAAGGATTGAAAATAACAGCAGAGAAAAACGGAAATCAGTTACCTATCGAATTTGTCAAATTGGTCGCTGAAAATGCTATCACTGATGTTGAACTAAAACTAACGTCAATGGAGAATGGAAAAGGATTGCTGGATGTGTTAGATAATAAATAGATTGGAGGTACATATTATGGAAAATAAGATAAACAAAGAACAGTTTTGTGGAATTGATTTATATAATTGGAAAGAATGGGATGAAATAGATACTGACAATTTATATTTCTACAATGTAAAATTTCTTATACCGTCAATGAAGAAATATGATAATATGGATGTTTCGAGATTTTTTGATGGCAGTATGGAAATTTATTGTGGAGAAAGTGCAGAAAAAGTTGTTTGGTCTGGTTATGTAACAGATATTCAGGAAGTTATGGAAGAATTAAATAAAAGGAAATGAAAGTCGCATTTCTTGTGTGGAAAGGATGGGAAGGTATGGATAAATTGAATTGGATTGATCTAATTACAGAAAGACTAAGAGATTATTCTGAAGGAGAAATTTGGACAGATGGAGGTTCTGAAATTCTAGTAAGAACAGAGAGTGCAGCAAACACAGTTGCAGATATGCTTACGACATTATATAGAACACAAGGTGAAGAAGTCGAAATAAATACAGGATATTACGATCCGGAAGAAGACGAAAGAAATAATGAAGTGGATAGATATACTGGATGGTGGTATGTAAATATTGGATAGACCCAGAATGATAATTGAGGTAAACATGAAAAGATATAGTCACATTAATTGCAAATGTGGTGGGATTATTGGAATGTATGACGGAAAAATTTTTGCCTGTGAAAGATGTGGAACAGAGTTTCAATTACATAAAATCAATTATGACGTTTTGTTTCCCAATAATAAAACAGGCTGGATATTCCCCATGATAGAAAAGAACAATGAGTAGTAATGAAATTCACATTTCTTTTGAGAGAGAAATGACAATATTAAAAGAATTGGCAGCAGGAAATAAAGGAGTAAGAAATTATGATGTGGACATTATTTGTATTGGATTTTGATGGAACCTATAACAATGAATACAAAGAAGATTGCGGAGCAAGACCAGAAGTATATCAGATTCCATTAGATAGACAGAGAGAGGTGGAGAGTCTTGCCGGAGAAGCAACTAGAAAGTTTAATTCATGTACAGATGTATGTGAACCTATTGGGGATATTTTTAAGGGATTGCTCGAAGAGAATGGAATTAAATTCCACTATGTTGGATATTTAAAAATACGTTTCAAAGAGAGACAAGAAGATTACCTTGCAGATTATATTCCTAGGGAGATTGTGTAAATATGGCTCAAAGATGGACAGACAGAGAGATTAAATATTTGGAGTCAAAATATCTTAATCAGCCAACGCAAATTACTGCGGATAGACTGAACAGGACAATGAGATCTGTAGTTAAGAAAGCAATGCAGCTCGGACTTGGAAAGAATAATAACATTCTAAGTGCTAATAAACTTGCTGAGTGTTTTAATGTAACTCCAAAGGTTGTACTAAGATGGATTGAACAATATAATCTTCCATGTAAGATTATTCATTGCAAGAACGGAAATCGATACAGTGTTGAGGTAGAAGAGTTCTGGATGTGGGCTAAAGCTAATAAGAATGTGATTAACTGGACAAAGTATGATTACATGACATTGGCTTTGGAGCCTGAATGGGTAAGACAGGAAAAATTTTCATGTAAAGAACCGAATAAAGGAAAGGCTTGGACAGTGACTGAAATAAACTCGACGAAGTCCATGCTGCGTAGAGGAATGTCTTACAAAGACATTGCAAAAGAATTAGGGAGAACAAGAAGTGGAGTTGCACATAAGTGTGTGAGTATATATAATGGAGAGTGAAGGAGGGATAAAATGGGAACGTTAATTGGAGGAATATTTTTATTGATGCTATGTGCGTTTTTGGAAAATCTCAGCGATAGTTTAAAGTAAAAAAATATTTGGAGGATGATATTATGGGTGGGATTATTTTTGGAACAGTTGTTATGATTGTAGGAGCGTTGTTTGCATTTGCAGAAAATCAAAAAACAAAAAATATGTCAGAAGATGAACGCTGGGAGTATGAGTGGAGAAAGATCAATAAAAGAAAGTAATTATGTATAGTTATAAGTCATCAGTTAATTCTGGTGACTTTTATAGTATATATAAGAAAAGAAAGCTAATCAATTAAAACAATCGGGGATATCTGATTGTTTTTTTATTGCAAAAACAGGAGGAATATTATGAGAAGAGAAAAGGATAGCATGGAATATTTGTTCAAAGAACAAAGTAAAAGAGTAAAAAGGGGAATAAAGAATATGGAGAACTCCATGTATAACAGTTACAACATTTGCAACGTTGATTTTGAATTCGCTACAGAAATGAAAGCCGAAGGTTTATTACATGGAACACGATTTTAAAGAAAGAAGGTATTAAATGTGAAGGAGATTAAAAGAGAAGATATTCTATTAGGAGAATATGAAAAATTGTATTGTCGAAATGTATATGAATACCTTACTCGGAATAATAAGCCACAAGAACAGAAATATTATAGAACAGATGATGGAGAATTGTGGGAGATTAGTTATTTTCATGGAAAAGAATCAAAAGAATTTGCAGAACGATTGTCTGCATTAGAATATTTACAAAAGAAAATAGATATTGCAGAAGCATTGGGATTTTAGGAGAATATTATATGTGTTATAAAATTGAAAAACAAAGAAAAATAGAACAAAAACTTGCAAAAGAATTAAAAGATATTCCTGATTTTATATCAGATTTTTTTGATAGATATAAATCAGCGGCTACAAAGAGAGTTAATTGGATATATATTAGAGATATGCTTAATTGGATGATCAATAATAAATATATAAATAAACAAAGCATAGCAGAAATCAATGAAACAGATATGCAGATTATTACTAGTAATAATCTTATTAAATATCTTAACGAATTAAAAAATGGATTTTTAGGAAGAACAAATTCACTGGATTCTATCAATACAAAGAAGAATGTATTCAGTGCTTTTTGGAATTATTTACGACAAAATAAATATGTCGATGATAATGTGATTTCACATATACCTGGCAATCTATATAAATCTGAAAAAAGATATAAAGAAGTAGAAATCCCTACAGATGAGCAAGTGGAAAAATTCTTAGTAAATATCACAGATGGAAATAAAAATGAATTTAATATTATTAGAAATATTGCCATTGTTCAACTTATAAAAGGAAGTGGTATTCGTTCAGAAGAACTAATAAATATGGATATTTCCGATTTACATCTACACGAAGAAAAAAGACCGTATATGATGATTCTTGGAAAGGGAAATATACAAGAATATGACAAAGTTTATATGTCTGAACAGGCTAGAATGAATATTGAGGAGTATTTGAAAATTAGAACTTTTTTCGTAACAGAGAGAGAAATTAAAGATAACGCATTGTTTTTATCAAATGAAAATAACAGATTAAGTAAAGGCGCAATTACAGGATTTTTTAATTTATATTCGGAAGGCGAAATTTACCCACATATGTTAAGACATTGGGTTGGAAGTAAATTGTATGAAGAAACAAAAGATATTGTTCTTGTTCAAAGACAATTAAGGCACAAGAATTTGGAAACAGCAGCAAGATATTATGTACACATGGATGAATCTACTATAGCAGATGCTGTACTTGATTTGTAATATGTGTTAAAATAATATGTAATGGAGGTACGATATTGAGAGGAAAATATATTGGTAGAGACGGAAGTATGGGGTTTCGCACAGGACAAACATATGAGATAAGCACAGAACTTACGAAAATCTACAGAGATAAGAAAAAGGTTGATGTAATTATGTTGAGAAGCGGGAAGTTGTTTTGTCCGTATGATTCCGTAGAGAGTATTTTGGAAAATTGGAAAATTGGAGAAACCATGATGGAAAACTTTATGAATGAGCCGATTGAACAGAACTGGACAGAGAATGACATTATAGAAGAATATGAAAAATACAAAGACAAGAAAAAAGTTGCAAAAATATATGGAATTACTACGCAGCAGGTAACGGAAATTTTGAAAAGGAATGTATAATATGAACAGCGATATTTTTGAAATTATGCATAAAGATAGAAGAGTTGCAAGAATTGATTCTTCTGGAAGATGTAAGGTGTATTACAAAAGTTTTATGCCGTATAACCTATATCTTGAAGAAGAAGAAGATGTTGATACTCTTGTTAATAATATTACAAATTTCAATTATTGGTGTGCAACAAGAGTTCTCACATTGGATAGAAAATACGCTAAAGAAATTTTGAACAGTATAGGAATGAATCAGGCTGTAACGGACAAGGATAGAGCAAAAGTGGCGTTATCATATAGGTGTACATCATTGACAGATGTTTTCTGGGTAAGAAATAAAGGTGAAAAGATAACATTTTCTGAAGTGAATTTGTATGACAACCACTTGGAAAACATATTTATTGATATTGCCCTACGTGGAAAACAATATACAGTCAATAATGAAGATCTGGCAAAAGATTTGTCTACAAATGGTGTTTTCCCAAAAGCCTGGAAACGGACAGAAAAAGGATTTTCTCTGTTGAAAGACGGAGGAATAGAAGTTGTTGAGAAGGAACTTCTATCAAGTAAAATTTGTCAGTGTTTTGATGTAAAGCAGGTCATATACAACAGAAGTGTATTTGCTGAAGAACCGGTAACTATAAGTGAAAATATCACATCAAAGGACTTTTCCATTGTGTCTATGGAAGCATTTGAAGTGTATTCGCAAAATCATGACCGAAATATCCGAAAATATATTTTAGCACTTGATAAGCATGATTACTACATGATGAACATTATTGATTACCTTGTGGGAAACACTGATCGTCACTGGGGAAACTGGGGAGTTCTGGTAAATAATGTGAATAATAAACCAGTATCTCTTCATCCATTGATGGATTTCAATAAGACATTTAACTCGTATGAAACAATAGAAGGTTCTAATTGCCAGACTTGCTTTGGGAAAAGAATCAACCAGAAAGACGCTGCATTAGAAGCTGTAAGAAAAATTGGATTGAATCAAATCAAAGAAGTGAATTATGATTGGTTTGAATATTTTCCAGAATATGTTGGGATGTTCAAGAAACGGTATGGAATTTTGAAGAGAATAAATGATTGATTTCAAGCGAGGGGAATTATGAAGGAACAAAAAATATGCCCGTTTTGTGGTTCAGAAAAGGGATACTATGTAACAGAAAGAGTAATTAGAGATTTGTTTTTTAATTACAATAATGAGCCATGTGGAGCCACTGAGGATGTTACAGAATTTTGTAGTAAAAGGCGAAGGTGCATAAACTGTGATAAAATACTTCCGAAAAAGATGTTTGAGTAATATACAATCTAGGATATACAAGGAGAAATATATGTTTAAAATAGAAGTTGATTGTGTGAATGTGTGTACTTGTACCATTTCTGATGAAGACGAACAAAGAATAAAAGACTATATAAAGAATAATCCAGAAAAATTTAAATTTATGTCAGATAAGGAGGCTATTGTAGAAGCTGTTTCTGAATTGGAAATTGATTTATATAATGATTATGTAGAGTCTGACAGTTATACAAATGATGTTCGATGGTCTGAATTTGAAGAACGTAGTGCGGAGGAAATATTGAATGGATATAACCATTGCAAATCTAAATTGGGTTATGGTAATTTAAAAATAGAAGAACAAAGAAAATATTTTGAAGAACATCAACAGAAATTTAAGGAAATAATTAGAAAATATAATTCAGGACAAATATGCTGGTGATCTTATATAAGAAATGTTGATAATAATTATGGTTAAATGGTAATAGTATTTTCGAATATTACGAAAATGCGCAATAGATATGGACGGTATAGATAGTCAAGTTGAAACAATCTGTTGCGACACCGCAGAAGATATTGATTTTGATAAGAAAGAAATATTAAATCAATGTGAATATGCTGAAGAAATATAGGTTTTATTTGGATTGAGAGGTGTTATAATTGGATACTACAAATAAACATATTGGAAATCAATTGTCACAAATGTCCGATAAAGATATAAAAGAAGTATTTGAACAATACGCACATAAATTAGAACTTGATAAATTTGATAACGGGAAAAATTGGGAAATTAGTGTGCTTCATATATTAAATGATATATTAATGTGTAATCATTTTGATAACAATGGAAATATGTTATTGATTGATGAAGACATAACTTCTGATAAATATTGGGACAAATTAAATGACTAAAGTTGGTCAGATTGGAGCGTTTTATGAGAAGAAATTTATTTATTGGCATTCCTAACGATAAATTGAAGGAATGCTATGAAAGTTATAAAAGAGTGCAATGCAAACGAGAAGAGAAAAAGGAACTATTTTCTGAGTTAGCAATAGAATATGAAACAGAAGTTGGAGAAAAGGCTGCTATTGCAATATGTCAGTCTGATATGTTTAATGAAATTGCACATAGATATTTTAAAGCATATGATAGATTAGGCGTTTTAATAGATGATATGAGGTGATATTATGGAAAAGAAATTTAAAACAGGAGATAGAGTTTATCATAGAAATTTAAAACAGTATGGGAAATTTATTGGTTATGCGTGGGAATCTGATGATGAGTGTGATGTTGAATTTGAGGAAGAAGATGGATATGTAGAACAGAAACATGTAAGCGTCAGTTGGCTTGATTTAGCAGATAGCATGGAGCCTGTTTTAGCAGCTAATGGAGAACCTATTAAAGATCGTGGAAGTTTAATAGATTTTTCTAGATAGATTCTAAGTTTTATATTATGAGGAGGCAGTTTATATGAGTATTTATGAAAAAGAATTAGAAAGTGTAGAGGATATATTCAACGAAGTAACACAGATTGTTGAAAATGCAAGTCTCGGATCAAAAATTGAAATTACAAGAATGTTTTCAGCTGCTAAAAGAGAATATGAACAAAATAAAATTATTGATGATTTGCGTCAGAAGGCTGGACATGAAAAAAGTATATGTGATGTAGTAGTTATTGATAAGAAAAGTGGAATAGTAGTTAGGAAAGAGAGGTTTGTATCGGATAACGAAGAGAAATTATATTATCAACCTATTCATTTAGATTATGGTAATTATACATATTTTAATACATTTGATGAAGCATTAATTGGCTTGGTATGTATGAAACATAACGCAGATTGTGTAAAATGGATTAGTAAAATGATAGGATTGGACAAAACTAATAAATGTTAGGAAAGAATTGAGGTGACTATTTGATAATAAATGTACCGAAATGGGCTGAAATAGGAAAATTTATTGAATTTCAGATGTATGATAAAAATTACGGGAAAATGAGGTGGTTTAGGGAAAAAAATCATTTCATATGGGAATGATGGATTCTTTCATCAAGACTATAACTGTCCTGTATATTATAATCGGTTTTCTGATTTAGGAAAGAGTGTAAGAGTATGTGAGCAAAAATATGATTATAATGCCGCATGTGGTCTTGATAATTAGATGAATTTTAACTTTCATCTGGGAGGTGTAAATGTTATGAGAAAAGTAGTTTTAGAACCGCACAAAGAAAAGTCAAACTTATGGTGTTGGAATGTGTTGCAGTACAGTGAAAGCCAAGATACATGGTATAGCATTGGTTCCGGGATAGAAGTAAACTGGGATATAGCAGCTAGAAAAGCTAAAGAAATAATAAAGATGTAATAAATATATGTAAGACGATACTTATTCTGTATCGTCTTTTTCATTGGATTCATGTAACTTGCAATAATATAAAAGAAGTCTATTTAACGCTGGATCCTCAGATTTGAATAAATCAGTTGGAGTACATTCTAGTGCGATACATATTCTTTCTAGTGTGTCAAAATTTATTTTGCTTGTATCTCCATCGTAAAGTTTACATGCCGCAGGATACCCGACCCCGATCGCTTTTGCAAATTGATTTTTATTCTGAAATTTTTTATCTACCAGATCTTTAATATCTAAGCGCATGTATTCACCACCTGTTCGTTATATATTGTTTACAGTATATAGTTTAGCATATATTCTTTAAAAAATAAATATATTTTATTGAATATACTCTTGACAATATACTGTAAAGAGTATATACTTATGATATCGAAAGAGAGAAGTACATAGATTAGGAGAAAGGAGGATGCGTAATTATGAAAATTAAATTTGAAAAATTTGATATTGTAATGGTTGACTTTGGAGATAACACTATAGGAAGTGAACAAGGCGGGAAAAGACCAGCAATTATTGTACAGAATGATATAGGAAATCATTTCGCTGCAACAACCATCGTTATACCATTTAGTACAAAATTAAAAAAGATAAACCAACCTACGCATACTCTTATCAAAAAGGGAAGAGGTACAGGGTTGGTAAAAGATTCTATTGTTTTGTGCGAATGCATAAGAAATATTTCAGAATTAAGAATAGAAAAGTACCTTGGAAAGATAACATCTATGGACGATAAACGTGCAATAAAGATTGCATGTGACGCAAATTTTATGTGGGGAGATGATGTGGCATGAGATATGTATTGATGGACATTGAAGAAGCTGTTAAGCACTGTAAAGGGAAAAAAGTTTTAGTTGCAGAACAAGACCTTGAAAATAATGAGGTGGTAGGTTTTGAAAGAAAAACTTTTCAGGAATGCAAGGATATTATCGAGCGATCTGAAACAATAGCAAAAATTTGTGATGACTTTTTAAACCAGCTAAGAGTGTTTTCTGAAAAACAATTAGATTTGATGAACATAAAACCTATCGGAACTATGAGTACAATATTAGTTCATGATCCTTTCCCGGATACAGAAGAACAGAAAAGAACAAAAAATCGAACAAACGTTCTGTCAACTATTGACAAGAACAAGTGTTCGTGTTAATATACTTTTTGTAAACATAATAAAAAAGAAGAGACGGAAATCCATCACAGGTGCGCCAACACCTCCGGTTCCGGCTCTTCTAAAACCAAAAAACGCATTTCCCCAAAATGGGAGTGCTAAGAACAGCTTGCGCTATCCCTACTAGTATAATACATATTTTTTTCAAAGTAGTCAAGCGTATCAGCTAAAAATTCCAAATATTGGAAAACTGAATATTGAAATTTACTTTTTATTCGTGTGGACAAGTTTCTAAACGTTTATTTCTGATGCAATTTTTTAAATAGGAGTGAAATAAACAGTGAATAACGCAATGAAAAGTAAAAAAGAAAGGGTGGTTGAAATGAATTATGTCGTGACGAACGACAAATTGTACATTAGGTTAAGTTCTGATGGTTCTCCTGTAACTTGTTCTAAACGCAACGCTCAAGTATTTGAAAAGAACAAGGCGGATAATATTCTAAAGAATCTTCCAAAAGTATTGAAGAACTTTCGTTTTAAAGTAAAACCTGTTCCACAATCTGAACAGGAAGTTCCTCAGAACAAAACAAAAACAGATAATGTGCAATCAGAAGAGAAGAAATACATAAGAAAAGATTCGTACATACCGTGCGACGAGGTTGTACAGTGGATCGAAAAATCAAGACAGTGTAGCGAATTTGTGGAAGACGCTACGAGAAGAAGAGCAGTATTACATAAAAAATTGGCAAATGTTGATCGTGAATTGTCAAACTGTATGCATCAGATTGAATTAGAAAAATGGAAGTCAGGTTGTGATGGATACAAATTATATAAGTTGGAAAAAGAAATTCTTGAAAAACGAAGACAGATTAAAGATGAGTTGGTAATTATTCAATCTGTCCTGGACAATACAAAATGTACGATTGGGATTAAGAATATTGAAAAGACTTTTAATCGTCTTGGTACTAGAAGATTTGAGATAAGAATCATTGAAGACGATGATTTCTTTGATGAATTACAACCTGATTCATAGTAATAATAGAATCAGGTTGTATGAAACTACTTATCATCATTGATAAATTTGACTACATCCTCAATTTTACAATCGAAATATTTGCAAATGGTGTCAAGAGTGGACATAGAAATATATTCATCTTTACCAATCTTGGCTAATGTAGCCATACTTATTCCGGTTTCTAAACGAAATTGAGTTTTGCTTAAGTCGTTATCAATAAGCAGCTTCAGCAAAGGTTTGTATGAAAACATATTACACCTCCTAATATTTAGATTATAACATTATATATTCATATGTCAATGGAGGAATATTCAGATATGTGAATATATTTATTGACAAATATTCAGATGTGGTGTATGTTGTATTCATAAAAGCGAATATAAAAATTAGATATCTAAATATTTTGTATGAGAGGTCATAAAGATGGACAAGAATAAAATTCTCGAAGACTATATCGGAAATGATATGAAAAAAATTCGTAAAATATGCGACAAAATCATTTCCAAAACAAATATCCCGAAAATGTATTGGGATGATTATTATGATAAAGCTGTCGATATTCTTCTGAAGAGTATGGATACATATGATGAGTCGAAAAATTGTAAATTTAGTACATATTTCTATGGAAACCTTGTAAGAAGAAAAGAAACGTGGAAAAGAGATTGTATAAGGTTTAAAAGATGTAATCTTGTAATAGATAGTAAAGGAAAAATTATGAGAGATAAGGACGGAAATCCTATAGTTATTCCAGATATATCCATACATATGAAAGTTGATCCAGATGAAGATTACACGTTGGAAGAAGGCATTTCTTCTGGATTTAATTTAGAAGGGGAAATTATAAATAGACTTCATCCCACAACAGATAAAATTGAAATGTATAAGAGCAATTTATCTTATAAGCAACAAAAGGCGGTCGATCTCATATGCGATGGATACACTCAAGATGAAATTATTGAAGAATTAAACATAACAGAAAGAGAATATAAAGACAATATACTTGGGACTATGCGTCTTTATGAAAATGTAAAAGTGTTATTGTGCGAATAAAAAATTGGAGGAATATAATCATGGCAAAGAAAATTAGAAAAAAGACATTATCGCTAGATTCTTATTTAGAGAAGATTGTGGAAGAAGATATTAGTGATAATCAGGACGTTCAAAGACTGTTTTGTTGGGAAAATGGAATGGTGAATGAGTTAATCAAAACTGTATTAACTGATGATTATATTCCACCAATTATCTTAGGAGAAGAAGATTTGGACGAAGACGTTGTGCAGCAATACATTGTTGATGGAATGCAAAGAAGTTCTGCGTTGGTTAAATTTAAGCATGAAAACTATAAAATTACAGCTACTTTAGAAGATCCGATTATCCAATATCAGAGAAAAAAGAAAGATGAAAATAATAAAATCTGTAAAGATGAATACGGAAAAGTTATTTGGGAATCTGTTGAATATGATTTGAGAAGAAAAACATATGAAATGTTACCGCCAGAATTGAAAAAAATGTTTGATGATTATCAGATTGACATTACAATACATCAGCATTGTACGATGTCACAGATTAGTAAATTGGTGAGAAGATACAACAATCATTTGGGAATGAATACATCTCAGAAAGCATTTACTTATATTGATTTACATGCAAGAAAAATAAGGACAATATCTGAGAAAAATAAATTCTTTAAAAATTGTATGTCTTGTTCCGGTAAGCAGCAATCGAAAGGTATTAGAGAAAGACTTGTATGTGAATCTGTCATGACAACGTTTTTCTTTGATAACTGGAAAAGTGCAATAAAGAACATGAGCAAATATCTAAATGAGAACGCAACGGAAGAACACTTTGATACTGTAAATGAATATTTTAGCAGGATTGAATCTGTGTGCAAAGATAATTTCACAGAAGTGTTTGTGCCAAAAAATGTTATTGTTTGGATCCCTGTGTTTAAAGAGTTTGCTAAATTTGGATTAGATGATATTAAGTTTAAGGATTTTGTAGAAGAATTTGAAAAGTCTTTATATAAAAAAGATGTAAATGGAGTAACATTTGACAAATTAAATGAGGATCGTCATACAAAAGGTAAGGCTATTTTAAAAGAGAAAATTAACATCTTAACTGCTCTCATGAAAGAGTATTTACATATTAAAGAAGATGAAGAATGTCTTGTCGAAGTGGGAGAGAATAATGTAATAGATAATGCTTCTTCAGACCAGAACGCTCTTGAATTTATCAAAGAAAATGTTAAAGAAGATGTGATTGATGAAGACATCGAATTATATAAAATTCAGTTAGATGACTGGACAGTAGAGGTTGATAACTCATCGAAACTTCTTGAACCTGAAAACATGAATTCTTTACTTGCTGTTGTTGCGTACAGCTTTGAAACAAACATAGATTTAGAAATTCCGGAGTGGATGGTAAGTTTCTTTAACAGAAATTCTACATATATTAAAGATCAAAAAGAAAATTATACATACATGGTAAATGATATTGGTGAATTCTTGAGACATAAATATGAACTTGCTGGATAAATGGAGGTGAATAATATATGGATAAAACATTTTGGAACATAATGTCAATCGGTGGATTAATTACATCGTGTTTAGCCGGTGCTAGATTATATGAAATTGGAGAAGATTCATTTTTCTATGGTTTTATTCTCGGTGTCGGAGCATTGATGTTCGCTGCAAAATATATGGGAGAGGAAGAATGAGGTAGAAAAGATGAAAAAATTTAACTGGAAAGAATTTAAAAATAAAGACAATAAGATTGCGGTGCATTGTAAGACCGAGGAAGAAGCGAAAGATTTTTGCAAGAGAATGCATGAGCATGGGATGAAGTGGAGCACAGGTAAAAGCTACATGGAAAAGACAAATTATGAAGAGTACAAAGGAGAAACGTGCTATATAAGATTCGGAATGTTCTCATCGTATCGGTACTACAATAGCGAAGGATACGAGATCCTGGAATGGAGTGATTACATGCAGAAAGAATTTACAAAGTCAGATTTAAAAAGCGGAATGGTGGTCGAATATAATGATAACTATTTAGGGAAAAGACTTGTTATAGGCGGCTTTTTGATTGGCGAAGATGGATATTCGGATTTGGGAGACTATAACGAAAACTTAAAAAATGTGGCAAGCGGTTTAGAAATAGTTAGGGTATATAAGATTAAATGCATGGAAAAAATTAGCAGTATCATGCATGATGACAACCTCGAACTCATCTGGGAGCGAAAAAAACTAAAGAAAATGACCGTAGAAGAGATGCGCGAAAAGTTAGAAGAACTGATTGGAGAAGAAATTGAAATTGTCTAAATAAGGAAAAGGAGAAATAAATTATGTGTGAGTTTAAAAGTGGAATTATTTTTAAGAATAGGGTGGAACTTGCACCCTTAGAGAATGAAAGTCATTCAAGTTTGCTTGAAAAATTGGATATAGAAGATAATGAATTTAATGCTTCTAAGAAATTTGTGAGAGCAGAATTAATTCCGCCAGAGAAATATGTTATCACTTCTGATATTTCAAAGTGGACTTATAAAGTCGATCAGGATATTGTACCAGAATGGTATAGTAACGATCCAGAGAGATATGAAGATGAATTTAGAGAATCCGTTAAAGATTTTATGAACAAGCACTTTAAAGAGGAATTTGGATATTATTGGACAAACATTCGAATGGATGGAAAGATATATCATTTTATGTATGGAGTTCTTACGAGGATGAGTTTTGGCAGCAATAATAATTACGCAGAATCTTCTGTAAGAAAATATCTTAAAGAGTGCAAGCTTGCAAAAGACATTAAATGTAAATATGGAAATAGTATTACTCCAGTTGAAAATAACTTGCTTAGTATGGATGGATTTAATGATTATGGTGTTGTAAAAGATGATGTATTGTCTATTCCGACTTTTGATTTATTCAGAAAATGTGGTGAAAAACTTCCACTAATCAATTATCCACACTGGCTGTCAACTCCAAATCAGACGAAATCAAGAAAAGATTCTTCCTGTGTTCAGTTTGTTCGCAGTGATGGTAACGTGGGCTGCGACGGTTGCTTTTGGGACGATTTTGGGGTTCGTCCGTTTTTTATCACCGAATCTTAAATCTGTTTATCTTGTCGATAACGTTTTGTGGAGATGAAGACAGAACAATGCGTAAGCGTTGTTCGTAAGTATTCGAAGAGCAAAACTCAGCAAGATTGGAGTGATTTATATGGAAGTTATTACAAAAGCTATCGACTTAATGCAATATACATATTCCGTGACAGCGAATAAAAAGAGATATCCGGCAAAATACAAAACGCTTATAGAAAGAATTCAGAATGAATGTATGAATATATATGATTTCCTGATGAGCGCAAATAGAATACAAATAAATGCAGAAAAACAGAAGAGATTAGATTTGCAAACTAGATCTATTTCTTCATGTGATAAATTATCTTGTTATGTTGAATTGTCAATGAATCTAAATCTTATAGGATCTGATACAGTTGAACATTGGCAGAAGAAGATATGTGATATTAAATATATGACAATAGCCTGGAGAAACAAAGATAAAACAAGATGATTCTTAACGGTTGTTTGCTATATGACTTCCTATGTTCAGATTGTTAACAGTAATGGTAACGTGAACTACAACGATTGCAATTGGAACGATTATGGAGTTCGTCCGTTCTGGGTCGGAAGACGAAATAAAGTAAGAGAAACGCTGAAATTAGAGTCCCGATATCAAAAGAGCAAACAACCTTTCCTGTCTTTTACTAGACAGGATAAATACAAAGGTAAAATATATCATGATAAAAGATAGCACAGTTTTTGATAAGATTATTGATTTTGAAAATTTATATAAAGCATACAGAGATTCAAAAAGTGGCAAAGGTTTTACGAAAAGTAGAATTAAATTTGAATTATCTGCTCTTGATGGAATTTATCAAATTAAGAAACTTTTAGAATCAAAGCAATATGAAGTAGATAGATATAACAGATTTAAAGTATATGAACCGAAAGAGAGAATTATAGAAGCAGGAAGTTTTAAAGACAAAATTGTGCAGCACAGTTTATGTGATAATGTGCTTCTTCCTATTTTAAGTAATGAATTTATATATACGAATTATGCCGGACAAATAGGAAAAGGAACATTGTTTGGTTTGGATTGTCTGAAATATCAAATGTATTTAGCATATCAGAAATACGGATATGATTGTTGGATTATTAAAGGTGATATTAAAAAATTTTTCTATAATATTGATCATAATATTCTGAAAGATATTGTTTCATATTTTATATCTAATCCAGATACGTACTGGTTATGTGAAAAATTTATTGATAGCACAAGCGGAAATGGCTTGCCTCTTGGAAATCAAGTTAGTCAGGTATTTGCTTTATTATATTTGTCTGGTTTTGATCATTTTATAACTGGAGAGTTGGGTGTCAAATATTATGGAAGATACATGGATGATTTCTATTTAATTGTGGAATCAAAGCAATATGCAAAATATTGTTTGTGTGCAATAGAAGATTTTGTAAACACACTAAATCTTGAATTGAACGGCAAAACTCAGATTATACCTTTTAAAAACGGAATTAAATTTTGTGGTTTTCATACATATGTCACAAAAGATGGAAAAGTAATTAGAAAACTTACAAATGAAAAAAAGAGAAAAGCGAAAAAGAAATATCGAAAAATGGCAAAGATGGTAAAAGAGAATAAGTTATCAAAAGGAAAATTCCTAGAATCTTATGAATCTTGGAAGAATCATATTTCACATGGTAATTGTGTCAAATTTACATATGAGATGGATAAGATGATAGATGAGATATTATCAAGTTAAAATCTCGATTTTATTCGTAATTCAACACAATATATAGCAATATACAACTTATTTAAATACTATATATGGTGTACAAAAAATACAAAATGCAAATATTAAGGAGAAACTAATGTTTAAAACAATTACTAATAAAGAGGAGTATTTACACGCTGCTGATGTGGAGAAACTTCCTATTCATTATGAAGACAAAATGGAAGTAAATTTATTTGGCAATAGTATTTTAGTAGAGAAAAATGAATGGTTGTGGCATTTACATTTAAAGCTTACCAACGCTTGTAATGCTAGTTGCCCGTTTTGCGTGGAACAGAATTCTAAGTGTCACGAAGATGCTGCGCGTTTCGTAAGACAAGTGGATCGCATGTTAAGTGAAATGGAAAGAGAAGGAATTTTATATTCAGTATCGTTAACTGGAGGAGAGCCTCTTCTATTTATTGGCTTTTCATTATTATGTGATGTTTTAAGAAAACACGATATAAAGTTTCTTACTATGAATACGAATGGAACATATTTGAAAGACCATATTGATAGGATTGAAGGATTATTTGACTTTATCGATATAAGCAGACACGCTATCGACGATGACATTAACCGTAATATATTTATAGCTGATGTTCCGACTATCGAAGAGTTAAAAACAATTAAGAGATGGCTAAAACGTACAAAGATTAGAATTCAATGTGTTATGTATGATATCGACAGCATTTCTAGATTTATAGATTTTGTTGATGCATTTAGATTTGCTGATGATGTTTCATTTAGAAGGCTTATGAAACTTCCGGATAAGTATGGTGTTAATTATGAAAGCAATGATAGCTTATACATGGAAATGCTCAATTATGCATATAACCATTTCGAATTCGTGGAGCAGACTATACAAGACTATTATGTCTATGAGATTTGGAACTACAATGGAATAAATATCACATTTAGCTACTCAAACATGGATATGCTGTCCAAAGTAGAACAGAATGAACCGGACAATGTGTGTCGAGAATTTATTATACATCCGAATGGAGTTATATCCGGTAGCTGGGATTTTAATAACAAGGTGATTTGCAAATAGAAAAAGGAGAATAAAACCATGACAGGATATGATTTAGTAGCAATTGTGAATTTACTAGAAGATCGTAATAAAAAAGATTATGGATTTGCTTTATATAAGGAAGAATACGAATTACTTAGAACAGCAAACTTAGAAAATACACTTGTAGTTGTTAATGCAAGAAGAAAAGATAGGAGAATATTAGGAAATGTAAAAGAGATCTTATCTTTAGAAGAGTATGGTAAAAATCCTACAGCGCAGGTGGTCGGCATTGCAAATATGGAAGCGTATGCAAAGCGCAAAGATGAAGAGGAACGTATTGATAAAATCAAAAGAATCAATCGTTTGATTGACAAGAAACTTGATGAATTATTATATTTGGTCAATCTTGTGAACGACATCAGTGGGAATAAAAAGTCAGAAAAGGAGAAATAAACAGTATGAAATATCCATTCTATTGTCCGAAATGTGGGCACAAAGAAACTATTACAATGTCGATGAAAGAGTATACAGGCGAAGGACATATGTGTCCGGAATGTGGTGAAGAAATGAAACGAGAAATTGACTCCATGGTTTGCAGAAGTATTGATAAGACAGGAGATTTCTATAGAAGTTTTAATTAAAAGATAGTTGTGGATTAGTGTAAATGGTAGCACGATGCGGTATATAGCATTAGAAAAGGTTCGAATCCTTTATTCACAATTCATATGCGGAATAAATTTCTATACATGTTTCATACCCTCAATAAAATAAGATACATAAAGTTCTGCATATGATTTTCATCGGTGTTTATAATCAAATATCACCTACAGTAAATCAAATATTTAGAAACTGTAAACGTTGATTCAACAAACTATTTCATTTGTCGCTATTTGAAAATATTTGTGAACAGCACGTGATATAAGATCGTAAATACCGATGTGATTAATATTAAAAGAGGTGTAAAAATGAGTAGCTGGACATATGTACATGGAACAATTGTTGTATCACCATTAGGCAGAACACAACACGAGAAAAGGTATATTCTTGAAACTGTTCTTGATCATCTTCCGGTTGTAACTGGATCAGAAAGAGATATGGAAGTATATGTGATTCAAAAAAGAGGATATAACAGCTCAAGCAGTAGCGATGAATTTTTTGAGGGAACAAATAACTTAAGAGATTCAAGAGGAAGAAGAAGTTATAAACGTGGTTGGTTACATACACAAGACGAATATATTCTTGTTGTTGATGGTGCATTACGTGATAGAGAATTTGAAGATACATTTCAGGAATTTATGAAATGGATTTGTAGATTATCAAAAAGAGTTATTGTAGATGATGTGAATGTGAAAATTAAAGGATTTGACAAGCAATATGTTATAGATGATTCTGATCCGTTTTACAACATGAGTGATTTCGATAAAGACAATTGGTGCGATTATTTGATGTGGAAATATGACAGAGATGAAGATGGAAATTTATTAAGTGGAAAGCCGGGAAAGAGAAATGTGTAATTACGATTATTTAGATGATTTATATGACTATTGTGACGAGTGTAGAATATATGGTGATGATTATTACGTGGATGAAGGTGGAGAATGGATCGATGCATGTGTAAATTGTTTTATGGATACTGAAAATACTAAAAATAAAGAGAGTGAAAAGAATGAGGAAACCTAAAGTTGAGAATAAATACAATCTTACCATGAAAAAGATTAACAAGCTCAGTGTAGGAGATGAATCAAAGATTAAGGAACCGCTGTTTTGGAGAAATAATGTTATCAATGCATGGTGTATTAGCAAGTTTATTGGAACAGATCGGGATGTAAAGTATGGAGCAAATAACGATATTTGGATAGGTATTTATGATAAGCCATATTACAACAGAAGAGTTCATACAAGATGTGATTGCTTTGGTGGAATGTGTACATATAAGTTTGATAAATTTTATCAAGAGAAAGATATTGAAAATGAATTAGATTTAAAAACACAGGAAGAATTATTAAGAACAATAAATATGTTGATTGACGAAGGGATTTTGGTGATTCAAGATGGACGAAACAGTTAAACAATTTTTTAAATATAATCCGTCAGTGAGAGTTTCATTACGATATTATCCTTTCAATGACGAATTTGAGGTAAGACTTGATAATTACGACACAAACAGACATGCATATATGATATTTCGTGATATCCATGAAATTTCATTGGATGAAATGATTAATATTACGATTGATAGATTTAGAGAAGAATTGTTGGAGTAATTATAAATATGGATGAAAAGAGAGTTAGAAAAGCAATTGCTTTTTTCGGTAGAAAAATTTATGAATTGGGGGAATTAGAAGAACAAACAGATGGTGTTTTAGTACATAATATTGAATATTATCTTACAGCAATCAAAGCACTGGAAAAGCAGTTGCCGAAAAAAGTAGAAAACTGGAATGGACAAGCGTCGTGTCCTAGATGCAAAAGACTGTTTGGAAATATGGCAGATATAGAAATGTTTTGTTATTGGGATTCTGATTGCTGCAATCATTGTGGACAGAGATTAGATTGGAGTGAGTAACATGGAAGAATTAAAGAAATGCCCATTTTGTGGTGGAGAAGCAATGCTGAAAATCAATTACGGATTTGATGGAAAAGTTATATCAGCTTTTGTGTACTGCAAAGAATGCGGAGTTGCAACGCGAAGATGTGCTTTAGAAACAACTGCTATAGGGAAATGGAACAGGAGGGTGGAAGAATGATTAAAGTAAAAGCGGAGGCAAATTATGGTTTTGCTGGAACAAATATGACATTTGAAGAAGAGTTTGGTGATGATGTAACTGATGAGGAAATCGAAGAAGCTATGAGAGATATGGTTATGGAACAGGTTAATTGGTCATGGGAGAAAGAGTAATTATGAACAGAGAAATACTTTTTAAAGCAAAGAGAAAAGATAATGGAGAATGGGTGGAAGGGTATGTTGTTGCATATCCTTCTGGAAAAGTGGAAATACACAAAATTAGCAAAGAATTACCAGATATATTACTAAAATGCGAGATTGCTCCAAGTACTTTATGCCAGTACACCGGACTTACCGACAAAAACGATAAGAAGATCTGGGAGAATGATATTCTCAGATATAGTTATGACTATGATGGAAGTCCGTTTTTAAAAGATGGCGAAGAGATAAAATATCGTGTAGGTGCTGTGTTTTGGAGCGAATGGAGGGGATCATGGGCAGTATGTGGACGAGGAAATAAAAAATGCACCAATAACGATGTTTTTAAATATAATCGGAATCCAAATAGAACGGAAGTTATCGGAAACATTTTTGACAATCCAGAGCTGTTGGAGGTGGAGTGATGAAAACAATAATTTACACAGTAGATGACGAAGAACCAGATTGCAATAGATGCGATCATTGTTGCTGCGAAGATTATTATTGTATCAAACAATGCGGAGCAGAACATGGATGGAATGGATACGAAAGGTTAGAGAGAATTGAAAGTGATGAGGGGTAACAATGTGGAAAATATTTATTGAGTATGACGATAAGAGCAAAATTACATTAACAGGAAAACACAAAGATATTCCGCTAAGGCTTGCATTAGAATATAACCTACTGTATGCAAATTCCCAAAGCTGCATAGGTGCAAAATATCAACGATATCCAAAAAAGAATTATCCTGAGATGGATTTAATGGATAAAATCGAGGAACTAGAGTTGTTGGAGGCGTAGTAATGAAAAAAGAGTGTATTAAATGCAAATATTATAAAAACTACTATAAATCAACAGAATGTTATTGCGAAAAAGGTTATTGTGTTATGGATAAGAAAAACAGGAGATGGAATAAATGAACGTACTAGAGAAGATCTTGGAAGAGTTAGAGAATGAATCACAACTAGCGCATGAAGAAATGCGAAGATGTGCAAGAGGAAATCCTTTGCAATTTGATGAAGTAAAAGGATATGCAAGAGCAATGGAATATGTAGTTGACACCATACGTTCTCACATGGAGAAGAGAAAAAAGGTATCAAGAGCAAGGATAATAACACGTAAAATTGATGAAAAGTCATATTATGAGATTGAATATAAGGAAACCGGGAAAGACGAGTATGATGTCGGATACGGATCGTACGATTTAAATAATGTCATTGGTTGGTTTAACGAATGCTTCGAGTTTTGTGGAAAAACTAAAGTGGCTAGTGACAATGACGGTTGGATTCCGGTAGAGGAGAGATTGCCGGAAGAAGATGAAAGATACAAAGGTAGAAAGGCTATTGATGTATTAGTCACTACTTCTAATGGAAGAGTTACTAAAGTACAAAGACAATCAAAATATGACTATTGGTGCTGGGGAAGAATTTATGGTGAGCCAACTGCATGGCAGCCACTTCCAAAACCATACAAGGAGAAATAACATGTCAGAAGATACAAAACAGCAGTTGCAAATTGTTCTGGATTTATTGAGAAAATCATTGATAGATAATGGTGTTTCTATGGGGCTATCAGAAAAGAAAATAATGTTTTTTGATACAAAGAAATATTTATTAACAGGAAAGTTTGATGGATTTTCTGTAAATATTGATAACTTAGTTAAATAATGAAAGCAGAATTTCAAACGGAGAAAGAGAGAACTAATATATGAAGAAAAACAATGTAAAAACAGCCACAATCAGATGCGATGATAATGCAGAAGCAGTTGTGTTTTCTAAATATACAACGGAAAATTCAACTGATTTTGAAATCTCTTTTGAGGATTCATATAGCGGTGGAGATTTTAAAGGAATTATTGGAAGATTTAAAAGAGCATGGATGGCGTTCTGGAATAAGCCGGTATGTTATACAGGTATATATTGCGAAAGTGGGCGTGATAGAGTAAGAAACTTTCTGAAAGAATGCTTGGAATTGGTAGAAGGAGAATAGGGAATATGAGAACAGTATATATTGCAGACGATGGAAAACAGTTTGAAGATGAGTATGAATGCGAACATCATGAATTTGAGTTAAAATATCCACATCTTCAAACAATTGAAGCGTACAATAAAGACGGAGAAAAAATGACAGATCTCTTGGATGAAGATACATATAATAATTGTGAAAAAATTATTCTTCATTCAGAAGAAGAGTTATCTGATTTACAATATGCCGCAGACTGTTTAGGATTTTATTCATACAATGACATTACCGAAATCGGGGAATGGATTTTTGATTATGAAACAGGGTATTTTAGTAAAAACAAAAAGTCTACTTTTGTACAGGAGTTATCTGACAAATATGTGGAGATATTAAAAGAATGTAGATCAATAAAATATCAGGAACACGCGGATAATACACTATTAAAATTATTATCTGATTTAGGATATGCAGATGTTGTAAAAGCGTACAGAGAAGTTCCTAAATGGTATTCATGATATTCGTAAGTTTAAAATATGAAACCGTGATTTCAATTTTTGGAGGTGGTAGCATCGGTGATGAAATTATTTTAACTAAAAGAAAACCAAACATAATTGCTGAAGAATGTGTATGCGAAATTACAGAATATCTTAACAACAATGTTAGATATAATTTTGGAGATGTTCATCCATATTCTTCATGTTACATATATGACTCAAGAAGCATTTGGGGCAACACAATTGTAATTCGTATGCCAGGATCAACAATTGGATGTATTAAATTTGATGATAGAAATGTAATCAAGGAGTGTTACATTTATGATGATGAGATGTCGAAGAATAACTGCTTTTCTAAAGACATTAATGAACGACTGAAGCGATTTGTCAGAAGAACATTGATATTTCCAGAAGAATAGAGGTGAAAAATATTAATACGTATAAAATTAGAGATGCATTTTTTGTAAATCTTGAAACTGGTGAGAAAATAAATGTAGGTAATGCTTCTGTGTCGATTGAAAATGAAGAAATAGGTTGCAATAATAATCAGTCAAATTTTAGAAGATTAGAATTTGAAGACACTACTTTCACATTTGAACCTAAGTATTTGAATACAAAGAAACTCTATCAAATGTTATATGGTATTACAAATAATTACAGAAGATTGCATGATGGATATGCTCTGAGAGAAGTAATCAGAAGAAGATACATAATGAAACATAGAAGACAAGTGAATAAGAAGGAGAGGTAATAAGTATGGAATTTAAAGACTTTAGAAATATGATTTCTGATCATTTTAAGACAATGACAAAAGATGTTGATAGGTTGTTTGAAGTTGGTGTGGATAAGGATGAAATGTGGAATACATACCTTGATAGTTTTCCGACCGGAACAAATGAGATTTTTAGAAAAAGAAGAGAATATGATTGCAGTTGTTGTAGGCAGTTTGTCAAGCAAATCGGTAGTGCTGTGGTAATTAAAAATAATAAATTAGAAACAATTTGGGATTTAGGCATTCATGATGATAAATTTGAACCGGTTGCAAAAGCTATGTCTGATTTTGTAAGAAGACACTGCGTAACAGATGTATATGTAAGCAAATTTAAAAAGGTTGGAACAGAATATAACTACGAGCAGTATGAGAACGGAACAATGAAAAAGTGGGAACACTTTCAGATTATTTTAGACGATAAATTTGTGGACAAAACTGCTCGATCAATTGGAGATATTAAAGGTGGATTTAGAGACACGAAAAATGTATTTAAAAGATCACTTGATGAAATTTCCATGGATGCGTTAGAGACAGTACTTGAGCTTATCAATTCCAACACTCTATACAAAGGAGAAGAGTGGAAAACTATCCTGATGGAGTTTAAGAGATATAAGAAAGAATATGAAAAATTAAGTTCTGATGATGTTCGTGATTTATATACATGGGAGAATTCTGTAAAAGCAGGTATTGCAATTGGTCGAATCAGAAATCACAGTATTGGAACACTTCTTGTGAATGTAAGCAATGAAATGGATCTTGATACGGCGGTAAAAAAATATGAACAGATTGTAGCACCAACAAATTATAAAAGACCTAAAGCAATTTTTACGAAAAAAATGTTAGAAGATGCAAAGAAGACAATTTCTGAATTAGGATATATGGATTCTCTCAATAGAAGATTCGCAACTCTGGATGATATTACGGTGAATAATATTTTGTTCTCAAATAAAGATGCAGCGAAACGAATTTCAGATTCATCTGATATCTTTGGAGAACTAGAAAAACAGGCTGTAGTTAATCCAAGAAAATTTTCAAGAGTAGAAGAAATTACTGCAAATGATTTCATTAAAAATGTCTTACCATCAGCAAAAGAGGTAGAAGTATTGGTAGAGAATAAGCATTCGAATAATTTTGTTTCTCTAATTGCTCCTTGTAATAAAGATTCTAAATCAATGTTTAAATGGAACAATGGATTGAGTTGGGCTTATTCTGGAAATATTACAGACTCTGATATGAAACAGAATGTAAAAGCAGCAGGTGGAAATGTAGACGGTGTTCTTAGATTTTCTATTCAATGGAATGAAGATGGAAGAGATAATTGCGACTTGGACGCACACTGTATTGAACCAAATAGAAATGAAATTTACTTTAGTAATTGTAGAAAACCATCTTTGTCATCCATGACTGGACAGCTTGACGTAGATATTATTCATCCAAATGGCAAGGTTGCTGTGGAAAATATTACATGGTCAGATAAATCAAAAATGAAACCAGGTGTTTACAAATTTTTTGTAAATCAGTATTCAGGAAGTGCTAGAAATGGGTTTAGAGCAGAGATTGAATTCAATGGAGAAATTTATTCTTTTGATTATAGCAATTCAATGAGAACGGGACAAGATGTTTATGTAGCTGATGTAATTTTGGATACTAATGGGGAATTTACAATCAAGGAAAAAATTTCCGGGAACTCTAAAGTCTCAAGTAGAACAGTTTGGGGAATTTCAACAAATGAGTTTACGCCGGTATCGGTAGTTTGTTATAGCCCAAATTATTTTGACGAACAGGACGGTATTGGTCATAGACATTTGTTCTTTATGTTGAACGGATGTAAAAATGATGAAGAACCAAATGGATACTATAATGAATTCTTAAAGAGTGAATTAGAAAAGCATAAAAGAGTATTTGAAGCTCTAGGGTCAAAATGCCATGTAGAAGATTCTGAGGATCAGCTTTCTGGAATTGGTTTTAGCATGACAAAAAGAGCAGAGCTGGTTGTAAAAGTAAAAGGTGCAACAGAGAGAATTTTAAAAATTAAGTTTTAATCAAGAAGGAGAAAGTAATATGAGTACGAACATGTTTGAAATTGCTACTAGAAACAAATTTAGATTTCCATTTAAAGGTGTGATTTCTACCGAAGATTTATGGGATTTAAGTGTAGAGAGTCTTGACAATGTGTTCAAGACGCTTAACTCTGAGATGAAGAAAACAAAAGAAGAAAGTCTTTTGAGTACAAAGAGCAAGGACGATGAAGTGCTTGAACTAAAAATTGAAATTGTTAAACATATTGTTGCGGTAAAACAGGAAGAAAAGGAAGCAAGAGAAAGGAAATTCTTGGATAGAGAACGTAATCAGAAAATTATGTCTATTATTGCTGCGAAGCAGGATGAACAGTTACATAATATGTCAGTAGAAGAATTGCAGAAATTGCTTGTAGAATAAGTGAATAATAAAACAGACACTCATCTCCGCGACCAAACTTTGATGGGTGTCTGAAAACACAATACATTGGACAATTAGGAATCCAACGCAACTAATATATTACATATCTTTTTGTGCTGAGTCAAGCATGGATTTCCAAATTGAGAAAATTAAATATAGGTGGGAGTGATTATTATCGGAGAGTACAAGCCAATTAATTTTACATATTATAATCCGAGAACCAGCATTTTTAAATCTGGGAAAAGTGACAGAGAACGTATTTCTGTTTATAAGTGTAATAATTGCGAAAATTGCGATGCTTATAAGCGCAAATGTTGTGTGATGCTGAATGGATTATGGTGGCATAAGTGTCCTTACGGCACAATTGAAAAGAAAGAAGGTTTTACAAAAGCAGCGCGTAAATGCGGATATTTAGTAAGTGAATATAAGGGAAAATACGGAGATGTTGAATATGCGTTAAAACCATTAAATTTTGTATGCGAAATTGGAGATTATGTTTATCTTGGATTGCCACATCTTAATGGATATAATAATCCGATTCGAAATAGTGATTTCTTTGTAGATAATGACATGATTAAGAAAGAAGATTTTACACCTGAATTTATTGTGGAACTTATTAAATATAGACCATATGCACTCATGGGCGGAGAAATATCTTCTTATCAGAAAGAATATGTTCCAAAGTTTTGTGATCAACTTAAAAGATTTATGCCTGATATGTATACAAGAGTGTGTGAAATTTATCCGGAAATTAGGTCATTGGTAGAGAATATTGATTATACAGGCAAGAGAGCAAAGTTAATGACACTTCTTCCTGGGGGAAGTTAAATTATCAACAAAAATTCTTGAGTGGGATGGTGAATTGCTGCATGGAGAAGGATACCAGATTTCATTTTGGGGATTAGACGACGAAGAAGTGACTATTATTCCAAATGAAAATACAATCGTGACGATTTGCGACAATTCAACAGTAACAGATGAAACAGAGTTTGAGGAATAGGTGTGAAGTAAATGAAACATAAAGTTAGAGATCGAGTTAGAATTCGTCCTGATTTAAGGACAGATATTAAGTATGGCGAGGGTGAAGCTGTAGATGAGATGTATGCTTTGCGAGGTCAGATTGTAACAATCAATGAAGTAGATACCGAAGGGGAATATTATCTTATGGAAGAAGACGAAGGTTATTTCTGTTGGACAGACGAAATGTTTGAGGATTCAATGACAAATGGTGATATGATTCGCGCGTTGTCTGACGAAGAGTTGGCTGATTGGTTGGTGGAAGTATATGAGAATACAAAAACTTTTGATGAAATATATAAATGGATAAAAGAATTATGGTGCGAAAGTGAATAAATTATGGGTTGTAAATTCAAAAACAGATGTCCATCATATTCTGGATGGTGTGAAGGTATTAATTATCCAATGGAACATTGTATTTCGTATATCTTGGATGATTATGAAAACGAAAAAAAGAAAACCGAAAACTTGGAATGGATCTACCATATTCCAGAAGAGAATTACGGGATAGTAGATTTCGACGTTATAGAAAAAGCTCTAGGTTTCCGGTTATTCGGATATCAGAAGAGTTATATTTTACATCAAGGATTTAGACGAATGGGAAGAACTACTGCCGAGGTACTTCAGATGTTATTTGACAAAGATCAGTATGATAATCCGATTGACTTTACGGAGCCGCCTAGAAACAAAAGACTACGCATATTCCGTCAGCAATTTAGAGAAATTTGGGAGAAACTTCGAGATGCTGGCGTTGAGATGAGACCAGTGCTCTGGAGTAGGGAAGATAAGGAAAAGTATGAAACAAAGATTGATTATTACAAATATGTAAAAACTCGGCTTCGAGAATATGGAAAAGGAGAATAATGTGGTGACAAAAGAATTAGGTAAAATTACTTTTGCAGAGTTTGGAACTATGAGAGATTATCCATTTCTAATTGGTTTACATCTCTGCTTTAAAATGGGAAGTAGCGGAATTGGTGACGGCGGAAAATATACAGTCAATATTAGTCCGGAATGTAACTGGAAAGATTTAAACCGCGAAGCAGCGATCACTAAAACTATCGAATACATTGACCGGATATTAGAAGATGCAAAAGTCAATTATGTATCTGAGCTACTTAATAAACCAGTCGAAGTAACTATTGAAAATAACACATTTAAAGATTTTAGGATTCTTACTGAAGTATTATAAAGAGAATAAGTATATGGTAAAAGAAACATACAAAAAGGCAATGCAACTAAACGATGATATTTGGTTGATTAATTATCACTTACGCAAAGCAAAAGAAGACAAAACATGGATTACAATTTCAACACCACTTAGAAAAGATGAAGTTCTTTCTTCAAGATTCCAAAGAGAATTAATTGAGTGGTTAGAGAAAAAGATGATTGAGTATCAGAAAGAATTTGATGAGTTATAAAAAAGGAAATAATAAAATGAATTTTATTGAGAAGTATAATTGTATTTTATGTAAATATAACAAATTAAATTAGCAATGAAAAAATATAAAGAACTAAAGAGGAAGTATAAATGGAATTAAATGTAGGAGATTTATTAAATAAAAACTGGATTTCAATAAAAAAGGTTGGATTACCAGAATTAGAAGAAGTTGATAAATATGTGCATAAAAGTAAAAATGTTTTAATTCAGACTAAATGCGGAGATATGTTTGTCGCACATTGCGAAAAAAGATTTTATTATGGAGGAAAGTCATATGAAATTAAATGGTTTTCATATGGAACTGGCGGTAGAAAAATGAAAGTTATGAGTAAGGTAATTGCTTGGATGGACTTACCGGATAGATATGAAGGAGAATAAGAAATGAGCATAAGAAATGAGTATGAATTTAATGAAGAAAAAGAGATCGAATTAATTAACAGTGTCATACGAGAAGCTATTGTACATGGTTCTGATAACGGAGGAGCATATGAGATTAACGAAGATGGTTTAAGAGAATCGGTTTCAGAATGGCTTGAGTATCATAATTTATCTGAAAAATACACACTAAGAGAATATAGTGATGGATGGAATGTTATGAAACTTTGTAGAAATTTTGAAACATTGACGGATATTAAAAATATGACAGATTTAAGGAAATGGGAACTATGGGTAGAATCTTTTGGGATTGAATACAGAATAGAAAATGATGATCTTCTTTCTCGTAAATATATATATGCAGACGGCACAAATTATTTAGTGAAAATTGTTTTTGATGGTAAAACAGAAATGTTCAAATATATCGACAAAGAAAATTATTAAATAGAAATTAAATCAGAAAGGATAAAAAGAATAGGTAGCTACTAAGGGTTAGGATTGTTTGAAAATATGCGAAAGGGGGATAAAGGTTGAAGTTAACATATATAGAATTTATATTTGAAAATTGTGATTCCATAAAAATAGAAGGGAAATACATAGGATATTTTTTGGTTGATGATTTAAAAACTTCTATAAAAAGAATTGCATCTAATTCAATAGAAAAGATGGATTCTGCAAATATTGTAGCGATCGAAATACATAAAGATGCGAATAAAGAACGATATGCATTTGGACAAAACCATATTGAAGATTTTAAAGAAATGACCTTTGATAGATTTAAAAAATATGGAGATATAACAAGTATCCAATTTGAACTAGAAGAAGATTATGTAAAAGAAGGGGGAGAACCTCGTAGGGAATATTATGATTATTATACTACTTGGTTTGGTGATAGCGAATATGAAAATGAAGCACAGAAAATATATCTGAGTAAAAGTGGAAACCTATATATTGTGATTGCAGATAAGAAAAATATTGAAGATTTCTTTTGTTTAGAAGATATTGAAGATGAAGAGTATATGGATTTTCATTTTGATATGCTTGATGTTGGAGATAAATATAGTAATCCAGACAGATATAAAACTGAAGAAAATCGTGATGAATTGTCTGTTTCATGTGAGGTGAAAATATGAAGATAGAGAAAAACAAACTTGTAAAAGTATTTTGGAAAAGTCCAAGATTTTCTAATAAATTAAGAATAAAAGAAACAAAAGGAATAATTTTGGATTCGATTGAAGTTGTGGAATGCGAACGTGGTATTTCAAATTTTCCTCATTATATAAGTGTAGAGGATAATGGCGATATTTTAATTACGCCGATTGGCACACAGGGCGTTTATTTTGTGACTGCTGAAAGAGCAATTAATGCGGATGTATTAGAGATTAAAGCAGAAGATTATATTCAACATTATGCAACAATGGGTGGGTCATTTGGATTTGTTTTGAAAGATAAAATTGATAATAATTCCGACGATTTCTTAAAGGTATTTTGAAGGAGAGTATATATGGGAAGTTTTGAAGATATTTTTGGAGACTATTTTGAAGCGTATAAGACCACATCACAATATAAAGATAGTTCTAAGATGGAAATCATGCTTCGTCGTCAGGAGTTTGAAAAGAACTTAGATGATATGTGGCTCAATTATAGCAGAGGGATGGTTGTACAATTGGTTAATTATAATAAGCAGCTTGATAGTATTAAAAGCTGCGGCTTGAAAGTGTTAAGGAATTCATCTGGTAAGCATAAGATTGTTGTTCCAAAGTAAGATAAATTATAATCTTCAACAAAAAGACTATGGGAGTTAATTATGAAAATCAAAAGAAATATAAGAAATGTAGCGATTGTACTGCTGATAATGTTTGTGTGTATTAAGTGTGTCAGCTGTATGGCATGGAGTGAAAATTATACATATGATCTACAATCAATAGATAACGAAGGTAATTACGTTTCATATAATACTGTATCGTCTAATACTCCGGCGCATAACTACGAAATTATCAATGTATGCTATGGAAACAGATTATACACATTAAAAGGTAGGGTAACTATCAATTATACAAATAAAACACCTTATATAAAAATAAAAAGAACTCATTTAGTGTATGGAGACGAATATGATTTGTATATTCCGAGTGGAACAGTTTTATACATGGATGGTGTGGGAACAAGATAAAATGTTTTATGCGAGGTGAACTAATGAAATTAGAGAATAATATATTGGCGGATGCAAACGTCAGCGAAAACATATGAAAAGGATTGGATCACATATGAGTAAAAATAGAATGAAAAAAGCAAATGTATTTAAAATTGGTGATTTAGTAGAACTTATCGAAGATACATATTTTTATAAAAAAGGAACACGGGCGGTTGTGATTAATAATAGTTCAGATGGAAATACAAACAAGATGGAGATTCGGTATGAAGGAGAAAAATATATCGGAGGAGATGTTGATATTGTTTTGAAATCTATGTTTAAAGTAATAAAACAATATAAAAAAGAATGTGAATTTACAAAACAAGATTATGAATTAATTAACGCAAGTAGAGATATCACTGGAATTTATAATTATTCAGATGAGTATTATTACAATAATTTTGTTTTGTAGAATAAAATACAATTTTCAAATAGTATGTTGAGGTAATTTTTGTTTTGAAAAAGATAGAGAAAAATATTGTTAGTTCTAAGGTGTTTTACGAGCTATCAGAAGAAGAACTTGATGAAATGAAAGCGGAATCAAGAGCAGCCGGTAGAAAAGATGTTGCAGAGTATATCTTTTATGCGCTCTCAAATTATGTTTATGAATTGAATATTGGTGGGGTAAATAGTTTTATGCATGAGTTAATACCGTTTTTGAAAAGAAAATCAGATGGTATTAGAAATCACGGTATGTATGACTTTTTTGAATGGTGTGAGAAGGAGAGAAGATGAGATTTAAAGGAAATATTATTATCACAGATCCATGTTATATCTGCAAAGAAAAGAAAGAGGTAGGAGAATATCCTAAAGCAAAAGATTATTTTTCTCATAGTAGAGAGAAATATTATCCAGATTACAGAAAAATGGATGAAAACGAAATTAAAGCGTTAGAAGAAGATACTGGTTTTCCAGAAGAGTTTTTATTAGAAGAATGGATTCATAAATCTGAACAGTATGAAGAAGAGAATAAAAGATATGAAGCAGCACTTCAGGAATATAGAAAAAATAATGTTTCTGATTGGAAACTATGCAACTATGGAGAAGATATGGAAGTGCTAGGAATCGAAAACTATATCTGTAGAGATACGTTGTATGGTGATTGGTCTTGCACAACTTACAATTCAGATACACATGAAAAACTTGGAGAGTTCTGTGCAGATTCTGGAATGGTTGGAGTATTTTTGCTAGATGAAGTTTTGAAATATAATCCAGATTTTAACTACCATATTGAGCGTCCATGGACAACAACATTAATTAAAGATTTTGATGGAGAAATTGATTTTGAAATTATTCATACAGAGGGTGTATATGAAAACGATACAGAATTTTATAGCAAAGGTGAAAAGTGGGAAGATGATTCTGTAATTGTTGTTGGAAGAGGTAATATCAATTTTGAAACAAAACAGACAGGATTTTAGAAATGTGGTGATGTAAATAATGTGTTGTGAGTTTTGCAATCGTATAAATACAAAATTAAAGGAAATTAACATGTATGAATGCAAAGGTACGGATAACAGGAAATATTACGCTTTGGATATAGAAAGACCATTGGGGATGATTCCGGAACCATGGAGAAATAAGCAGCTTGAAATCAATTATTGTCCAGTATGTGGGAGAAAATTAATTTAAACTTTGCGAGCTGTAAAAACAAAAAGTTATAAATAACAAGAAGAATGGAGAGATATAAGATATGAAACATTATTTATATTATGTGGGTATGAAATATAAATATAAAGGGTCGTGTAAATGGAAATACGTCCAAACTCATATTATTGCGACAAAAGAGAATATTGAGAATAGTATTAAAATGATTATTAGGTATTGTATGGACGATGATTTAGAATGTAAATTAAAAGAATTTAAATATTTTAAAATTAAGGAAGCGTCAGAAGAAGAAATTGAGCGGAGTATTAACAACGAAAATTTCTTGCGTTTCCCGGACGGAACGAAGATATGTACTATTCCAAGACATTTATTATTATACGAGCTTGGAGGGAAGTATTAATTAGTAACAGAGAATAAAATATTGACGGTCATGAACGTCAAATAAAATATATTTTTCATTTGAATCAGATCAGTTGCAAATGGTCTTATTACATAGATATTTAAGAAAGGACAAATGAGTAATCCTAGGTAAAATGTGTGTACACACCTCTTATATAGAGGTAAATGGTAGAAAATAAGGATAAAAAATATAATTCAGATAAACAGTGGGAACTTGTAAATTTTTGTGAATTTGATAAATATGCAACAAAAAGTTATTGTGCTATTCATAATGTTGATGAAAGTAAAAATCTTGGCGATATTACAAAGGTTGATGAAACTGAGTTAGATAATTTTAATATGATTTGTGGAGGATCACCGTGCCAGGATTTCAGTGTGGCTGGTAAACAAAAAGGCTCTGTGTGGACTTGTAAAGATTGTGTGGATGATAATGGAAAGCATTTTGAATATAATCCATTAACAGTTCATTGGAGTAAAAGAGATTGTTGTCCGAATTGTGGAAGTAAAAATATTGAAAAGACAAGATCATCTCTTCTTGTTGAATATTTACGAGTAGTTAGATCAAATAGACCTAATTTTGGAATTTATGAAAATGTAAAGAATATCGTTGGAAAACAGTTTAAAGACACAACATTTAAATTATTTACTGATGAATTAGAAGAATATGGATATAACGTATATTGGAAGGTTCTGAATGCTAAAAATTATGGAATTCCACAGAACAGAGAACGTGTGTATCTGTTATTTATTAAAAAGGATTTGGATAATGGTAAGTTTGAATTTCCAGAACCTTTTGATAATGGATTAAGATTGAAGGATTTATTGGAAGATGAAGTCGATGAGAAGTTCTATATTTCTGATGAGAAAACCCAAAAATTTATATCGAGTATTGAAAGTAAATATGAGAAAAGTCAAAATGATAAATTTGTGTGTGAAGAAAGAGAAGATGAGGGGCTTCGAACTTATAAAAATGATGTATGTGGTGCATTAAGAACAATTGATTCATGTGGTGATAAAAGAGTTGTAGAAATTGACCAACCTAAATTTATTGGAAATGTAAATCGAGAAGATTTCGGAACAGGATATGCCGGAGGCGTGTGGGATGATAGTCATATTAGTCCTACTTTAACGACTATGCAAGGTGGTGGAAGACAGCCACATGTATTATGTGGAATTGATAAATCATATAATAAACCAGAGTTAATCGAATATGCAAATTGCATTGCAGCGAGAGAGGATAGAGGAATTAGCAACAGAAAATCTGAAGGAACTGCTGTTCTAAAAATTGGGAATATCAACCCATCTGGTAATGGTATGAATGGGTCTGTTTATTCGGAAAATGGATTGTCTCCAACATTAACTACGAATAAAGGAGAAGGAAACAAAGTTGCAATCAAACAAGCAACAAAACAGGGATATATCGAATGTGAAATTGGTGGTGTTGCAGATTTGTCTTATCCAGATAGCAAAACGAGAAGAGGTAGAGTCCAGGATGATGGGAATATTAGTCCAACTATTACTGCGACAGAAACTGGTATTTGTAAGATTGAATCTCCAATCCGTATTCGCAAACTAACTCCAAAGGAGTGCTTCAGACTTATGGGATTTTCTGATAAAGATTTTGACGCAGCACACAAAGTAGGAGTTTCAAATAGTCAATTGTATAAGCAGGCAGGCAATTCAATTGTGGTAGATGTTCTTTATTACATATATGTAGAGCTTTATAAAGCTATGCCTTATTTGTTTGATAATTTGAAATTGAGTAGTTTTTTCTCAGGTGTTGGCGCATTTGAGATTGCACTTGATAGGTTATATGAGGATATTAATTCCGGAAATTTTATAAATCCACAGACAGAGTAAAATCTGTTTGTGGGAAAGAATATTTCTGTCTTAAATATCAAAGAACAGAATATGCAAAGAAGATACGAAAAGAATACGAATCCGGAATAATAAAAGAGCGCAGATGCAATATGAGAGAATATACATTTAGGACAGACGGATGTAGCAATACAATAACAACAGTTCAAAAAGATAATTATATTGCAGAGATATTTGATTGAAACTCACGTTTCATAAGGGGGATATAAAATGAAAACAAGATTGATTGATACAGATAAGTTGGTTGATTCGTTAAGAGCAAGTATGAATCATGGACGCGAAACATTTCCAGTAGATCTTATTGTTGAAGCGATTGATGAGCAACCAACTACTAAATATATAGAACAAATATCCAGAGATGATATAGAGGATATATGTTTTAAATTAACATGTTATTACATAGCAACAACAGAACTATATGATAGATCATTGACTGATGAAAGAAGAGTAGAAGACAATACTGAGGCGTTTACATATTCAGATCCTAGAATCAGACGACTGTCTAATAAAAACGCTATTCTTACATATAAAATGATACAAACAATTGCAGAGTATAAATTTGGAATATCACGACTTGTCTTTAATAGAAGCTATAAAGAACAATTGAAAAGATGTGGCAATTTATCCGCACAGGGGTGGATAGATAAATATAATTTTCTCTGTGAAAATGGTGAAATGGATTTCATAAAATAAGAGGTGGATTAAATGCAAGAAAGTAAAAAAATATTTTATGACGTAAAGATTAAAGAAAGATATATGATGGAGGAATTATATAAAACTAAAATTAAACAGTATTTTACTGCATCAATTGTAGGCAAACTAGAGCATAATTTTTATTTTGAATTAAAAGATTCTGAAGAAATTTTAATTATTCCGTATTGTTATATTGAATGGTTATCACCAACGAAAGTAGATGATAAAGAGAAATTGGCTAAGTTCAGCAAAAGGGAAGTTCACGCTTATCAAAATGATGATGGAACTTATAAAGTAGAAATACTAGAAGATAAATTAATTACGGAAATTGAAAAAGCAGATATATATATTACTGTATATGCAACGAAAGATGGAAATAGAATGATTAGTTTTACAGAAAAAGAATAAAATAGAAATTCACTTTCAAATGGAGAAGAAGATGGTAGAAATTAAGATCAATAAAGTTGTCGATGCTTTAATCGAAATGAGCCAACTAATGGGTGTTGATTATAAAACAATTTGGGAAAAATATACTCATGAACTTATTACAGAACAGTTTACATGGGAAGAAGTGGAGAAGGAATTAAATGCAAGGAGCATGTAGTAATCAAATTGTAAAATGTATTATCTATACGAGTGATATGGATGTTGGGATAAATAAATTGTTAGAAATCGAAAAGGATAAAAACGAATCTGGAATTGAAACGGTATTTAAAGGCATCTCAAAATCATGTTATATCAGATCAGAAATTAGATTCAGTGACGGTGAAGAATGGATTACAGTTAATCCTAATGCCGGAGCAAGAGGATATAGATGGAGAAAAGCGTGGATTGATGCGAATAACACGACTATTTCTCAATTGTATTCGAATATTGTTCCGTGTGGAAGCGGATACCAATGGGAAGACTATAAACTTTTTAATTTGTAAGAGAATATTTAAACAGTAATTATAAAACAAAAGGAAGGACAAACGTTCACATGTGAGTAAAGCTGCGCAGCTACTATGGTGAATTGAGATTGAATGTAAATGATGAAAAAGTTTCACTAATATTGAAATTTAGAAACATGAGAACAGAAGATTTTGTAGAAGATTATATGGGTATAAAGCTTACGTGGTGGAAAAAATTATATATCAGAATGATGACAAAAATATTGGAAAAGACACTTGTTGTTTGAGCAAATATATGAAAGGTTAATTTTAAGAGGTGAAAATTATGAGTCAGTGGACACATGTGAATGCAAGTTTCCGATTAAATAGTATTGGCGAAATACCAGATGAAGAAATTATTGATATCTTTGGAAAACAAGTTGATTACAGAGGTATGAGCAATATTGAATATGATGAGAATTATGAGGTAAAAGACAAACATAAATATCTTCCAATGGGATCAGAAGGAACGTTGGAGATGAGCATATGGCATAATCCTGATAAATCATGTATGGCTTCAACAACTGTGTCAGTATTTGGTGATTTGAGAGATTATGGATGTTTTGATGAAATTGAGAAATGGTTTAATAAGTGCTGCGATAGATTTTTTGTAAGACAAGCAGTTTGTCAAGTTGAAGTTGAAGGAGTTGGAATAAAAGTGTTTCAGAATAAAGAAGGATGAAATTTAGGAGGTTAAATAATGATATGGTTGGGTTTAGGATTTGTTATTGGGGTGATTTTAATTATCCGAGTAATTTTTGACAAATACAATAGCTGGATAGAAAAAATTATAGCACCTATTTGTATCGCAATAATGTGTTTTATAATCAGTCATTTAATTTTGAGCTTGTCAAGTTGTATTATGGATGAATTTATAGAATTAGAATATAAAGTTGTTTCAGATAAAAAAAATAGTTGCTTTAAAAGATAATCAAAATATATCTGGTAGTTTTTATATTACCGGAGGACGTGTAGATGAAAAATTATATTATTACTATTTTATAGAGACAGAATCTGGTATAAGACAAGAAAAAATCGATGCGGACAAAGTGTATATTAAATACACAAATGATGATCCACATATTGAAAGATACGAAAGTTTTTTTAAAAACGATAATTTATATTTATGGGGAATCCCAATAGATAACTATAAATATATCATTTATTGTCCAAAAGGTACTGTAAAAAATGAGTTTGAAATTGACTTAGAATAAAATTTTAAATAAAAGAATAGTTTCATAAAAAAAAGAGGAAAATAAATGTATCAAAATTGTTGTAAAAAATGTGGCAGCACAGATTTATATACTGATCAAAAGGGTAACAATACGGGATTGTATTGTAGTGATTGTGGTGCATGGATTAAATGGTTATCAAAAGAAGAATTAAGAGCATTTGATCATAGCAAAGATATAGAGGAAGAGAATATAAAAGGTTTGTCCAATACAAGAACATATTATACTCCAAAGTTGAATTTGGATAAGGTGAAAACAGTTGATGACTGTAAGAAAATTTTAAAATTTTTATGCGATTTTTTAAAACCAATTGAAGAAGGAATAACTTATAAAGGATTCGATGAGGTGAAAGAATATTTTGACAGTTAAAGATCTGATTAAAAATAAAGATTACGATTACATCTCATATAGATTAAAGATTCCAAAAGATAAAGAAAAATATTACGGAAAATCCATATTCATCGGTTGCGCTGCGAGTAAGGATGGGAAACTGATTTCCATGGATGGAGACACCTATGAAGAAGATGATACAGTCTTGGAATATGAAGAGTGGAGTAAACCAGAAGAGAATATAAAGAGTGGATTAACTGTGGTGGTAGATTGAATAGCATATAAAACAAGCGAGGTGATAGTATGACCGATTATCAAAAACAGTTAGTAACTGACAATCATAATTTGATTTATAGATTTTTACAGAAAGAAAAATTAAATATGGAAGATTGGTATGATTTGGCTGCAATTGGAATGTGTAAAGCAGCGAAAACATTTAATGAAGGAACGTCCAAATTTTCTACATATGCATTCAAATGTATGTTTAATGAAGTGTATAGCGAAAAGAAAAAAGAGTTACGTCAGAGGACAATCCCCAAAAATGAGATTCTATATTATAACACAGAGTACGAGAATGAATCCGGGAACAAGGTAGAATTTATTGACAAAATGCAATCAGATCAAAATGTTGAGAACGATTGCATTCATAAAGTTGCTCTTCGAAATGCATTTAATAAAATGAAAGAAAAACATAAACCTATCATCTCATTATTTTTACAAGGATATAAACAAGTGGAAATAATGAAAATTGCTGGATGTTCTCAGCCACATGTTTCGAGAGTAATGAAGAAATTTGTAGATGAATATGCGAGATGTTGAGATAAAAGGAGAATCAATTTATGCCAATAGTAAGAAGCGTAGATAGTGTACATATTGAATATACAATTCCATCAGATATTAAAATTTTGATCACAGATGATTTTTTGAATGAATTTTTATATCAACTTATTCGAATTGCAGGAATTTCACCGTACGACTTTGCAGACGAAGGAATTGAGTATGTGACGGGAACGTGCTCGTGGTATGCAGCTTTTGGAAAAGCTTGTATTGACACAGATAATAAGAAATTATTTGATTATAGAAATTCACTGGAATGGTATGATTCAGATATTTTTGATTCAGAAATAATTGGGGTTTTAATTGAGAAAGAATTCATCCTAGGATATAAGATTGATATTATTCTGATAATGCATTCAGAAAAAAATATCATGATTTATTAAAGGATAAATTACCTGAAGGATGTGAAGTGTTTTACGAAATTGTAGGATATGTAAATGAGACTACACCAATTATGGGTTCTGTATCAAATTCAAAAGTCAAAGATAAAGAGTTTACAAAGAAGTTTGGTAAAGAGACAACATTTTCTTATGGTTGTCAGCCAGGAGAATCTGAGATGTATGTTTATCGTATGACTATGACAACCGGTGATGGAACAGCAATGGAAGTTCCTTGGGAAGTGGTTAAAATTTGGTGTGATAAACTTGGTGTAAAATATGTTCCAGAATTAGAAAAATTTATTTATACAACAAAAGAAGATCTAATGGAAAGAGTGAATAAATATTTATCTGGTATGCCGGCAGACGAAATTGGAAGAACACATATTGCTGAAGGTGTGGTTGTACGTATTGATAATAGAGAATCATTCACAGCTTATAAGGACAAAGTGTTTGAGTTTAAGGTAATTGAATCAATTATTAAAGATACTTCAGATGTTCCGGATATGGAAGAGGCTGAAGAACTGATGGAGGAAGCAATGTAAATGAAGCCCAAATTATTTATTATGTGTGGACTTTCTGGAAGTGGAAAGTCCAGCATTGCAAAAGATTTAGCTGTCAAATATCATGCAGAGATTGTATCTTCAGATGCAATTAGAGAAGAATTGTTTGGATCATGCCAAAATCAATCTGATAATGAAAAAGTGTTTAATATTTTTAATAAGAGAATAAGAGAATCATTAAATAAGAATAAAAATGTAATTGCAGATGCAACGAATATCACGATAAAGTCACGACGTGCGATTGTTGAGTACGTGAGAAAATTGGATGTTGAGAAGATTTGTTATATTGTACCTAAGAAATACAAAGATTGTGTTAAAGATAATAAGAATAGAGAACATACGGTACCAGAATATGTACTCGAAAAGCAGTTAAGAAGATTTCAAATTCCTTTAAAGAAGAAGGATTTAGTGAAATTGTTATTCATGATATGGGATATACATATGCTGAAAAAATCCTTCCAAATGCAGTTACGATATCAATGACAGGATTTGATCAAAAAAATCCGCACCACAATATGTATTTAGAAGACCATTGTGATTTTACATATAACAAGTTTTCAGATTTGGCTCATCCTTATGATGTATATAAAAGCGGTTTTCTTCTTGGTGCAAAAATACATGATTTTGGTAAATTGTGCACGCAGACGATTGATGAAAATGGGATTGCTCATTATTTTGGACATGAAAATGTCGGATCGTATTGTGTTTTAACAACATTGTATAATCCATTTGAAGAATATAATACCGATGTTTTTTTGTTAGATTGTTGTTTTTTAATTAATTATCACATGATGCCTTTTAATTGGAACACGGAAAAAACTAAAAATAAATGGAAAAACATATTTGGCGAAGAAAAATATAACATGTTATTAAAATTTCATGAGTGTGATAAAGCGAGGTGTGAATAATGAGAAAATTATCTGAAGAAAATTTCGATACAATTAGACAATATAACAAGAATTTGAGTGAATTATATTTGATGGTATATAGTGGTTCAGTTGTCAAGACAAAAATCTAAGCTTTTTATAATGAACTGATAT